AGAAGAACAATGATGTGGATTCTTCCTGTTTATGTGATGGTTGCTGTAGTTGCTTGCTTTGTGGGTATTGCCCACGCTGACGATCCTCATTGGTTAGTAAATTGGGGTATGATCGCTGGATTGTTAAGGCTGGTATTGTCTCCACTGGTGGCAAAAATTTCTGGTATTCTTTAATATCAATTTAACAAAAGAAGGCTTGACAAAAGCCTTCTTTTTTGATATAATATAGTTGCACCGGAAGGGAGGGACAGGGGAGAGTGAAGGCACGAGTTAGTTATAACTAACTCCTGCGGACGCTTGGATCCGCTATTGTTAAGCGTTTGTTAATTCGCAAAAAACCTATTGACTTCACCATTCCGGTGTGCTATAATATAGTCAAGAAATGAGAGAGAGGTGCTAACAATGATGAACCTGCTGAACGCCTACAAAGCCACCACCGCCGCGGCCGCCTACATCATCGGTTTCCTGATGAATAACAAGGTATACACCATCTACCTGAAGGACCTGCCTGAATGGCTGATCGGTGAGGACAGGGAAAGCACTTCCCACGGTGGAGCCCGCAAGCTCCGCATCCGGATGAACACCATCGCCCGCCACCGCCTGATGAACATGGGCGCCGCCTACATCGGCACCGCCGCCGAGATTCTCGCAAGCCGCAAGAACAAGGGTGAGGCCTTTGAGCAGTGGGTCACCGAGAGCGCCGGTCAAGAGTGGCATAAAGATTCCGTTCCCTACTACATCGACGGTGACATCACCATCAACGGCATAAAGTATCAGATCAAGTTTGAGTCCGCAAGCCTTGCGAATGAGAACACGATAGCCAAAGCAATGGCGAGGGCATAAAGCCCTCGCCCTTTTTGTAAAATGGTTTTACAGAATATATTTTGTAAAATGGGTTCACATAATTTCGCGCTTTACTTTGCTAAAGTCCTGCGGATAAGTATGTTTTAACGCTTTAGCATATTAAAGCGGCGCCTGCTTTACCACTTTAGCATACTAAAGCCCCGCGGTCGTTTGTTACCACTTTACCACTTTACTATACTAAAGTGGGCGCCTACTTTATTTCCTACAAAATCGGTGGGCCGGGTAAGTCGAGTTTGGATGAGCACAAAAATAAAACCCCACTACCCCTATAGGTTTTTTGTGCTCGAAATAATCCTACCCCCATAGTAGGATTTAGCACTTTACTATGCTAAAGTGACGACTCGCTGCTTTAGTTTAGTAAAGTGGTGTCGTGTTAGCACTTTAGCACGCTAAATTGAGTCGCCCGGCCAGACCCCGGGGCTATGTTTGAGGAAAATGTTAAGTTTATGTTAAATTTTTGTTAAGGGCTGCCCAAATTCCACACCCGGCCTGAAAATTCAACCCTACCTGAAGTTCCACACCCGGCCTGAAAATATAACCCAAATACTTGACAAATCCTCCAAAATATGGTAAACTGTAAAATGAAGGAAGTTGTATCTCCCAACGGAGATGTAAAGCATGAAGAAAAAATACTCACTTGACTATTCCATAGAGCGAGACGTAGACCGCTTAGAAGCAGTCCGCGAAATTCTTGACACTTTGGAAACCAACCCCACCAACTCTGAACTAGAACAAATGGCCTCCTACATCCTCTACGGCAAAGATGAAGAAGGTAAAAACGCAGTCCAACGCGGCGAAACCACCGACTCCGACAAACGCTATAAATCGTTCCAAAAAGCCGCAGACAAAGTTCACTCCCTAGACGAAATTCTAGATAACCCCCTAAGCGACCAGCAATCACTCCAAACTCTAGAATCTCGCTACATATATACAAAAAAGAAACCAACTATTCGCCGTCCAAAATATGATAAAACCACTGGCGAAATGATCGACCCAGGTGATAGCGATGTTCCAGGCATGACCCAACTTTGGGAAACTATTGACCGCCTAGACCACATCAAAGCAGTAAACGAAGGCACTGTCCCACCCGATGAAAATACTCAACTATTCACCGATTCTTACCGCTTCTATCAATTCAAACACGCCCTCATTGACATCAAGCGCCACCAATACTACCTAAAAGATAGTTACAAACCCACGCTCCATTTTCTTGCCATTACTCCGCCCAAGGCTCAAACCTACAATTGGGACTCCGACGCATACTACTGGATGTCACTATCCCAATGGCAAGAACGTGTAGACAACGCCCTTCTTCACACTATCTCCCGCAACCTAGACGATTACGAAACCCGCATCAATCCCGCTACCGGAGAAAAAGAAGTAAAATGGGTAGTGCGCCGGCACACTTTTGATTGGGAAAACCCAGCCCACATCAAGGCACTAATCAACAATTATAGCGCTATCTATATGGAATTGGGCGAAAAGCTCGACAGTTGGGGACGCACCCTAATTTATGATTTTGACCGCTATTTTGATATGGTAGGGTTTTCACCTGTGCGCGAATACATTCTTACACGCAAGATAGACAAAGCACCATACCCAACCATCGTGGCTGAGCTGCAAGAAAAATTTGGTCTTAAATACAACGAAAATCATCTTTGCACCATCCTCTCCAAAGAAATACCCGAAAAGATGGCAGCCGCCGCAACCAAGCATCGTATGCTCTTAACAGCACCACAATCGGAGCGTAAACAATGCTTTACCTGTAAACAATGGTTGCCGCGCAACAACTATTTTTTCGCCACCAATAACAGCCGCAAAGATAAATTCGCCTCCAACTGTAAAGAATGTGAGCGCAAAAAACGCATAGCAAAAGGAGGTCAGTCACAATATGACAGGCGCAATAAAGACTCGGCGTTGCCTAAAATGCAAACAGGAAAAACCTGAATACGAATTTGCCCACACTGAATCACCTTTCTTCCCCGGGCATCATTCTATGATTTGTACTTCCTGTTTGGAGAAAATGGTGCGGCAAGATAACTTTAATGAAGTTGATAAACTTTGCCAGTACCTAGACTTGCCATTTGATATGGATAAATGGGCATCGCTTTATAAAATACATGGCGACCGCACGCTTTCCGCTTACTTTAACACTCTTCTTGATGAACGATACAACAGTGTATCGTGGTCCGATGAAAATGAGCGGTGGCGTATCGCGCGCGAAGAACAAACGATAGACGAAGAAATCAAAGAATTAAGTGAAGCTAAAATGCGCAAACTTAAAAAAACTTGGTCTCCCGCCTACACACCCGACGAGCTTCTATTTCTTGAAGAATACTACAACCAAATAATCGCAACCCAAAATGTTTCCACTCCTATCCTTCAGCACTACGCGCGCGACCTTTGCGAAATTGAATTGCGCATCAAGAAAGGTCTGCGCGAAGGCCTAGATATAAAGAAGGATATGGACGCTCGCGATAACATAATAAAAATAGCTAAATTTGAAGCTTCCAATGCCAAAAATGCCGCAGACTTTGAATCGGTAGGTGAATTAATGGTATACTACGGCAAAAAAGGCTGGCACCCCAAATGGCACACAGAACCAAAAGACGATGTTGATTTCTGTATGCAAAATATTCAAAACTACTTACGCCGCCTAGTAGTAAATGAAGGTAATTTCGCAGAGCAAGTAGAAGATAAACGCGAACGCTTTAATTTGACAGAAAGATTAGAGAATATTGAAAATGAAGAAGTAGAATTTGATGAAACAGCAAATATTCAATATGAAGATGAAGATTCTTTATTGAGGGATTTAAATGGCGGAAACGTTTATCCGTGATGGCATTGCGCTTGAAAAGGGTGTAGTCCTTACTAAACAATTTCTTGATGATAATCAAGCACTTTTTACTTCTTATCTGAATTATTGGCTATTGTATCCTGATTTATTTTTGGACGCAATACAGCCAGAAGATGATAAAAAACATTTTCATTTATTTTTCTATCAGCGTATTGCTTTGCGCGCATCCATGCGCTATCGCTATCATTACTGGACTGCTACACGTGCGACTTCCAAATCTTTTACAGCATATTTGAGTTCTGTTGTGCGCGCGGTCCTATTACCTGGTTCCAATATCTTCATTTCTTCTGATGTAAAAGGCACGGTAATTAAAATTGCCGAAGCTAAATTTAATGAAATTTGGCGCCATTGGCCTATGCTTCAAAAGGAACTACAGACACGCGAAAGCGGCGGTCAACAGGGTGAAAAGAAAAGCGGCAACTACTATGAACTACGTTTCCGCAATGGTAGTATGATTACTGTTGTCTCAAAAGATACAAGTCGTGGTCTGCGTGCTACCGCCGGTATATTGGAGGAGTGCGCAACTATTGAAGAAGAAGATTACAATGAAGTCTTACTTCCTCAAATGAACGTGGCGCGCCGCGAAGTTGATGGCTCTCTAAATCCAGAAGAACCAACCGCTGCACAAATTTTCATTACTACAGCACGCGAGAAAACTGTATTTATGTATAGTAAACTTATTGAGTGCGCAGTAAACGCCGTTTTGCGGCCAAATGAATATTTTGTATGGGGTCTTTCATATGAAGTGCCATTACATTACGGTCTAATTGATAAAGCTACATTGATGGACCAACGCTATTCTAATACAATGAATGAGGATTCTTTCGCGCGTGAGTCTTTATCTATTTGGACTGGTAATAGTAAAGAAGCGTGGTTAGATTCTAAACGACTAAGCAAACGCAGAACTTTATTAAAATGCGAGCGTAAAGCACAAGAAAATCCTACAAATCCAAATACATTCTATATGATTGGGGTAGACGTAGCTAGATATTCTGCTAACACGGCTATTATGGTAGCAAAAGTATTACCAAACTCTAATGGTTTTAAAAAGAATATTGTATATACAGAAGTTATTCATGGCGCGAATTATATTACTGAACAAGCTCCTCGCTTGAAAAAACTTATACAATTATACAATCCGCGCGAAATAGTAATTGACGGTAATGGCCCTGGAATTGGCTTATTAGATGCAATGGTACTTCCTTCTTTTAATAAAGAAACAGGAGAAACCTTTCCTGCTTATTTTACTTTTAATGATGAAAACCATTTGCCACCTGATAAGAAAAAGGAAATGGAGGAGCCTATGCCAGAACTAAACGCTATTATATATGATATAAAAGCTGGTTCATCTAATGACGATTTAATTCATTCTAATTTCTTTGCGCAGATTAATAATGGCTCTGTTTCATTTTTAGCTAGTGAACGAATTGTAAAAGATAAACTTTTAAAAACTGCGCGCGGCCGTAAAATGACATTATATGATAGAAGAGTTTATTTACTGCCTTATGAAATGACTTCTCGTTTAATGGATGAATTGAATAATTTGAAATTAAAACCAACTGGTATTCAAAATCAATTTAAAGTAGAGCGTATTTCTGCTTCCACCCCAAAAGACCGTTTTTCCGCATTAGAATATTGTCTTTATAGGGTAAAGTATTATGAAGATAAAGCTGCGCGAAAAGCAAAGAAAAGAAACTTTGGGCAGTATGCCTTTTTCAGTCCAAGAAATAGGGGGTGAATAGCGTGAGTGCAAAAGATAGAGAAAGATACGATTTTACCAATTTTAAGGTAGCAATAAAAAATCGTGGCCCCAGATTACCAATTGGTGATAGAGCATATTCACGCTGGGGCTATCGTACTAATGACCCTGTTCGTTATCAAGATTTTAGTTTAGACGAAATTGAAAAAATTATTTGCGAAGGCGATTTAGAAGATTTGCGCGAATTATCAAGGTATTATTATCGCACAAATGGTGAATATCGCAATAACATTGATTTTCTTGCTCGTCTGTTTCTTTATGATACTATGGTTATTCCTGTGTTTGAAGAGGGAAAAGGCTCTAAAGCACAAATATTAAAAGCATTCTATAATGCTTGCCGTTTCGTTGATAATTTAGATTTGCCAAATACTTTGATGCGAATTACTACTGAATGGTTAAAGACCGGGGTATATAATGGTATTTTGCGGCAGCAAGGTGAAAAAGCAGTTATTCATGAGCTACCTTTGGAGTATTGTCGTACTAGATTTAAGGATATGAATAATTTAAATATTCTTGAATTTAATTTACATTATTTTGATAAGTTTCTTACTCCAGAGTTAAAAGCGGAAATGGTAGAGACCTTCCCAGAAGAAGTACAAGAAGCATTTTGGCAATGGGAAGGTAGCAGAAGAATGATAGACCCTTGGGTAGAAATTCCATCCGCTTCGGGTGGAGTATGTTTTTGTTTTTCTGGCGACCAAACTCCTCTTTTAATTGCTAGTATTCCAGATTTAAAACAATTAAAAGATGCAGTGAAACGAGAAGAAAAACGTGATGAAAATGAATTGTATAAATTACTTATTGAAAGGATGCCTATTACATCTGACGGAGAACTGGTTTTCCAATTAGATGAAGTAGCTGATATACACTCTTCAGTTGCTTCTATGTTGAGCGATATAGATACTGTTGATGTACTTACTACTTTTGGTGATACAGATTTAGAAAGCTTACAGGAAACCTCTGCGGCGACACAATCATCTGACCGCATAGAAAAATATAAGAAAAATGCGTATGATGCGTTGGGGCGTAGTTCTATTATATTTAATGCTGATGGTAGTTCTACCCTTGCTTATTCTATTAAGAAAGATGAAGCGTTAATGCAAAGTTTTTTAAATGTATACGAAACTTGGATACGTTTTCATATAAATGAAAAATTCGCGCGCACAGGTTTATCATTTGACTTTGAAATTTTACCTACTACCGTATTTAATCGTAAAGACTTACAAAGCACATATTTTAGTGGCGCTCAGTATGGTTATTCTAAAATGCTGGCGGGTGTGTCTATGGGAATCAAACAGATGGATCAATTAGCAATTATGAACTTTGAAAACGATTTCTTAAAGATGTCAGAAAAGATGATTCCTCTACAATCTTCTTTTACTACTTCTGGCACCGAAGTAGCTGCTGAAGGAAAAAAAGAAAATTCGTCACAAAATACTACAAGTTCTTCGCAGAACAAAGACATAAATAATAAGGGAGGTCGTCCAGAGCTCCCTGATGAAGAAAAATCCGAGAAAACTCAGGCCAATATTGCGGCCGCGGGATAAGGAGAATGACTATGGATAGACAAATACCTATTTATTTTGATAGCGTTGTAGTCTCTTCTCCCATCGAAAGAATTTCGGAGTCAAATCCTAATTTGGGCCGCCTCAAAGTGCGAGTATTCACTAAATATGGCAATCGCAATGGCTCATACATTACTGATAAGGTAGCTGAACAATTAATTAATTCTGCTACACAAGGCACTACTCCAGTAGTAGGATTCTTTGATCCGGAAACGCAAAGTTGGGCTTCTCATAGCGGTCCCACTTTAGCGAATGCTTACGGTTATGTAGAAAGTTTTTTAGGATGGGAACCGTTTGAAGACACAGACGGCGTTATTAGAGAATATGCTGTATTCTCAATTATTCTCTTCACCAATTACTTTGAAGAAGCAAATAAAGTATTCGGACAGAATCAAAGTATGGAACTAGACCCTAATTCTATTGATGGGGCTTGGACACGTATTGATAATGAAGAATATTTTGTATATACTAAAGCAAGCATGCTAGGCTTCTGTATTATTGGTGAACATGAACCTTGTTTTTCTGTATCCTCATTCTTTGCTAAGAATGATGACGCATATACATCTCAACACGAGAAGTTCTCTTCACTTCTGTTTGACCTCAAAGCACAAGTTGAAGAGGCTGAAAAAAATAATGAAGGAGGAGAACAACCAATGAATGAGTTTGAAAACCAGGAAGTTGTAGAACAGGTTGAAGAGACTCAAGTTGAGAATCCTCAAGTGGAAGAAACTCCCGATTCATTTCAGGCTGAAGAAACTGTTGAAGCAGAAGAGACTACTGTCACTGAAGAAACAACAGAATCTACTGAAACTGAGGATGAAGCTGCTGAAGAGCCAGAAACAGAAGAGCCTTCTGAATTTGAAGCCCTACAGCAACAATTCAACGAACTACAAAATTCCTACAATGAATTACAATCAAATTATGAGAACGCCCAAACTCGCATCACCGAGCTTGAAGAGTTCCAAACAAATGCAAATTCAGAAATTGAAAATTTACGCGCTCAAAACGAGCAATTACAAACTTCTCTACAATCTTATCAAGCTCAGGCCGTAGAAGCCGAGAACAATCGTAAAAATGGATTAGTAGAAAAATATGAAAAAATAATGAGTGAAGAAGAAATTAGCCCAATTAAAGAAGCGGTCAATGACCTTTCTTATGATGAATTGGAATCTAAATTAGCAATTACTTTTGCTAATGCAAAGATCGCTGGCAGTGAAGAAAAAGAAATGAAAGTGCCACTACCAGATCCTAAAGAAGATCAATTCGCTCAATTTATGAAAAAGTATCGTAAAAATTAAGGAGGGAAATTATTATGGCTATGAAGAGATTTCCACTAACAAGTGCCAATAGCTATTCTAGCAAGTATCGCCCTGGCGAGAAGCTATATGCTACTCTAGAGCTAAACCAGGTAGCTTTCCCAAAGACTGGTATGGTAGTTTCACAGACCCCACTATCTGCAGATTTTACTCTAAGTGCTCCTTGTGAGAATGGTATGTGGGTTGTTGGCGACAAGGCTGCTGGCGTTATCGCTGCTCCTGCTGCTGCTACTGATAAGCCTATTGGTATTGTTTATACTACTGAAAAGGAATATGATATTTTCCATTATGGTCTACAGACTTTTGGTCGCAAGATTGCTGGTGACTATCCTCGTGTTGGTCTACTAGGTATTGGCGATACTGTTACTACAAATTGTCTACAGTATGATGAGAGTGATTTCGCTAATGAAGCAGCTCTATTTGCTGCTCTAGAAGCTATTGATACTACTCCTCTATATGTAGTGCCTGGCGTGGCCGCTACTACTAATGTAGAAAAGGCTGTTCCACAACTAGTAAAGTCTAAGCCTAATTCTGGCATTTATGCTAAAGTTGTTAAGTTCTATACTGTACCTAACGGCGAGCCCGGCGTTAAGTATCAGATTATTAGTCTATAATAGGAGGTGCGAACTATGAATAATCTACAGATTCTAATGAATGGTGTTTTCGGCCGCAAGGTTCCAGCCGAGTTCGCTGCCGAAAATTATGACTATGAGGCTGCTCTACATGATGAGCTAGTCAAGCTACTTTGCGATGACAAGGGTCGTTTTAGTCGCTCCAAGTATCGTCGTAATAAGAATGAGCTATTTGAGCTACTTGAACAGAACCTAGAAGAGGTTCTACCACAGAATATTCAGAACGCTCTAGATATGTTCTGTGAAGTTATTCGTGTACCACAGGGTTCTCGCTTAGAGTTCCGTGTAACTCGCGGCAAGCAGCGTGGTCGCCAGTTTGTTACTCGTGCTACCGAGTCTGGTAACTATGAGACTTTCCGTCTAGACCGTGATCGTTTTGATGTATATCCACAGGCTATTGGTGGAGCTGGCTATGTTGATTTTGAGCGCTATCTTGATGGCGTTGAGAGCATGACTGATATTTATGAAGTTATCCAGCAGGGTATTACTGACCGTATCTTTGAAATGGTTCAGGAAACTCTACTAAGCTCTTGGAATCTAGCTGGTCGTCCAGCCAAGAATAAGGTCATTGCTTCTTCTTTTGACCCAGCTGCTATGGTAAAGCTTTGCAACGTTGTTGCTGCTTATGGTTCTCCAGTAATTTACTGCACTCCAGAGTTTGCTGCTGAAATGGTAAACGCTATTGTTTATAATACTACTACTAAGATTTCTGATCAGGATATGATTGAAGTACGTGAGCGTGGCTATATTGGCCGTTTCCGTGGTTTCCCAGTAGTTGTAATGCCACAGTCTTATACTGATGAGAAGAATGAGAAGTTAGTTATGAATCCTTCTTTCGCTTATGTAATTCCTGCTGGTAAGGAAAAGCTAATCAAACTAGGCTTTGAAGGCTCTCCTTATTTCCGTGAGTGGGATGACCACGAAGGCGACAATTCTATCGTTCTACAGGGCTATCTAAAGGTTGGTATCGGTATGCTTGGTACTCCTAATTATTGGGGTATTTACTATAATGCTGGTATTGAAGCTGATGGTTGGAAGGATTATAATGATAATCTAGACGCTCAGATTGCTTCTGAGTATGCTAAGATGCATCCATAATTTAATATAAATAAAATCACTTCAATGGGGTGGGTGAGAATCTCGCCCGCCCCATTTTGTTTTTGAGTTAAAGGAGGAAATTATTATGGCAAAAATTACTTTAAAGAATATTAGTTCTGCTACTGTTGTTGTTGGTTCTACAAATGGTACTATGCATTCGCGTAGTCTTGCACCGGGTCGTGTTATTACTCTTACTCCAAATGAGTATGAAGATTTAATGTATGAGCCTGGTATTCAAAATATGATTCGTGGCGGTTATATTAAGATTGATGGCGTCCAAGAGGATAGAGCAGTTATTGAAACTCCTACCAATGTGAAGGATAAGGATGAAATTATTAAGATGATTAATGATAAGGACATTACTGCTTTTGCAAAGTATATCAAGATCGCGCCTTCTGCTGCGAAAGATACAATTGTACAATATGTAGTAGATAATAATATCACTGATAATGCTTTTACCGCTCTTATTAAAACTTATTGCGGCGTAGATGTTATTCAGGCTATTTCTGTAAAGCATCAGGCCGAAGAGAAGTAACTTATGGCAACGCCCTTTCTCAAGGTGTATGATGCCTTTCTAGCACGAATTACCGCGGATGAATGGACTCTTGAGGAAGAACTCGCCATTGTTGAGCGGGATTGGCAAGAACTCCTTAATATCGCAATTTTTAGGTTCAAGTATCCGCGTGTTAGTCTGGAGAGAGAAGAAGTTGAGCCTCGCGACAACGATAATCCACATGAATTGAAAATGTATCAGTTTGTTGATGATTTAACAAACGATGAAATTCAATTACTTGCTTTATATATGAAGCATGAGTGGGTAAAACGTTGTATTGCAAGTTGGGAGAATATTAGACAGCTCTATGCAGATAAAGATTTTTCACAAGCAAATCATTTGGATAAATTAAATAAGTTGGAAGCCGCTATCGCGAATGATGTGCGACGCGCGGAAGGTATTTATGATCGTTCGCGCGAGAAGCGCCCAGCTGTATTATTTAAAAAATTAGCAGGTAAAAAAAATGCCTTATGATGTTACTTTTGACGGCTATAAAAATAAATTAAAAGGCCGTTTATATGGTGTGCTTTGTGAAAAAGAAAAAAATGGTGAATGGGAAAAATTTCTTGATTCTATCATTATAGAGCTTGAAGGGTTAGGGCCTACTTGTATTAATTATTGGCCCTTACTTGGCAAGTTAAATTCTTTGCGTCATTTATCATATGAATACTTTAGAAAAACAGTATTTGAATGTATGAATTTGGTTGGCGCACTTGAATTGAGAGATAGTGAATGAATTATTTGGATGTATATTTTTCCCGTATAAATCATATGGGAGAGACGACCGCTGAACGTATTAGAAATGGCGGCATTCGTTCATTTAATAAATGGTTAGCGGAATCTCCTCATACAATACGAAATTTATCTGTAGAGCGTGGAATTTATTTTGATGGAATTATTCTTACTAGTAAGGATAAGGAATATGAAAAAATTATGTTTCTTGAAGTTGCCAATGATATTCCTCTTTTAATTGGAGATATTATGAATTGGACTCTTGATGATGGTTCTATTGAAAAATGGATACTTATTCAAGAAGAAAAGAAAGTTAATGGCACTTTTAGAAGTTTTTGGATTGTAAGGTGTAATTATTTAATGAAATGGATTGACGCACAAGGGCATTTACAGCAATCTTGGGCTTATTTTGTAAGTTCATTAGATAGTAAAATAAAGGGCAATTTCCGCACATGGAACTCTCTTATTACACCACAACCAAATAAGTATGCTGAATTACTTATGCCTCGTTATCCTATAGATAGAGCAACAAATTTTATTGTTGAAGAAGAATCGTGGACAGTTGTTGAATATGACCATACAAGTGTTCCTGGTGTTATTTATCTTTCTTTGACAGAAGGCAAGATAAATTCTATCTATGATGATGTTAAAAATAATATTGCTGATACTGACAAGTTGGCAAAATATAATTTAGTTATGCCACCTCTAACTCAAATTTTTCATCTTGGCGATCACATACAACCTATTTTTACGTTAACTAAAAATGGTAAACCTTATGATGCTGAAATTGATTTATCTACTACAGATAAAAAAATTGTTCGTAATATTGATGGAGAATTAATAGCGGTCGGTAAAGGTACAGTTACTATTATTGCTACTTTAAAAGATTATCCAGAAATTTCTCAGCAAATTTCTGTTACTGTTGGTGAGGAAGAAGAAATTCAAGAATTTAGTGGATATATTGATGGCCCAGACTGTATTCGTCTTGACAGGGAAGCTAGTTATATTTTGAATGGTACTTCACCAATTATTGAAAATGTAGAATTTTCTATTAGTGATAATACTTATGGAATAATTGTATCTTCTAATAATAATAAATGTACTATACACGCTAATGCAAAAAATAAATTAGGTTCGGTTATTTTGACTGCTTTATATAATCAGCAAGAATTTACTAAAGAAATAAAAATTATTCCGCTATGGTAGGTGATTTGAATGGATTTAAATAATACACAAAGACGATTTTCAGTAATGGGCGATAACACTTTCCGAATTGCTAACCGTCTTATGAAAAATCAGCGGCTTTGCCGTCTTTTAAAATATCAAACAAAAGATCCATTCAAAGAGATTGACCCAGTAACCGGTAAAGAGCAACCTGATGTAGACGGAGTAGATTTAATACATAAGCAAATACTTATAGTTCCAAAAGTATTTGATGATAGTACGGAAAAGATGTCTTATATTATTTCAGTATTTGATGATTTTACTGTTAATCAATTAAATCCTGAGTTTAAAGTTTCAACTGTTCGTTTTGACATTGCTTGTCCTTACGATGAATGGATTTTAAATGAACAATCTTTACGTCCATATTTAATTATGCAAGAAATTGACGCTATGTTCAATGGGAAAGAAATGGCAGGTATTGGTAATTTACAGTTTTATCGCGCTGATAATCTTACTCTTTCTCCTTGGATTGGTGGTTATTCTATGAGGTATAAAATTAATGAATTTAACTGACGACGATGTTCTAAAATTTCAACGTGGTACGCCAATTTTTTTAGATGATATTTGCGCCATTTATCCTGCGAAAATGGGTGAAATTATAGATGAAGGTTATTCTAACTTTCAAAAATATTTGAGTATTTTAATTAGTGAAAAGCCTGATGTAAGCAAAAGTAAAGATAATGAATTTAGAGAGCTAATAGAACAACTCACTGATTTTCAATATTTACTTATGATGACTATGATTGATGAAGAAATCAATCAAACTTTAAAAAGCGCTTTTCGCTTTTTTACTCATGAAAATGTTGTTTTTTCTTTAGATCCCGCGCAAATCATTATAGGGCCAGTAGAAGAAAAACACTTATTAACAGAGGAAAAGTTTTATGATTTTCAACGTATACTTAAACGTATGTATTTCATAGAACAAGAAGGAGAAGAAATAATTATTTCTGCTGATGACTCACCTGCGACTCGTAGATTGAAAGAACAAATGCGACGCAATAGAGAAAAGGTTCGTAAGGCAAAGGCCAAAAAAGCAGCGCAGGAAGGCTCAGATTTAAAATTCTCCGACCTTATAGGCAGTATCACAATAGATAATTGCGGATTAAATATGGAAAATATTTGGAACATTACATATTACGCTTTTCACGACCAGCTAAAAAGAATGGGGTGGCGTGATCAGTTTAATATAAACAATCAAGCCGCGTTAGCTGGCGCAAAATTGAAAAAATCACAACTAAAGCATTGGATGCGTTCCATTGCGAGTTCTGATAAATCATGATTTATAGGAGGTAACTCACATGGCTGTTAATATTTTTGATAAGTATGGTATTAAGGAAGTTGCCAATGTTTATTTTGAGGCCCTAGAGGACGATCCTAAGTCTAATGTTTATAAAGGTGACATCGTTCTATTCCTAGATACCCTAAAGGTTTCTACTATTGAAACAACTGCTGAGACTACCGATGCTACTGGTGGTTGGGGCAATCCTAAGCTAATTTCTTGGGACTATGGTAAGGAGATTACTCTAACTCTAGAGGATGCTCTAATTTCTCTTGAATCTTTACGTTTTATGCTTGGTGGCGCTATTCATAAGCCAGCTGCTAAGGAAAGTGTAATTGTACGCCATACAGAGGAAGTAGTTGCTGGTGCGGACGGCAAGCTACCACTACCAAAGGATCATATTACTGGAAACGTTCTAACTCCAGCTGCAACCGAAGGCCATCCAATTCGTTTTATTAACTATGGTGGCGGTGTAGATTCCAACGGTAAGCCAAGTGGCTCTGCTGGTGGACGTACTCAAATTGTTTATTCTTCTGAACAGGATGCAGTAAATGCTATGAATGAAAATTGCGAGCTAACCTTTAACAATCCTGCTATGGGTATTTCTGAGCAGAAGCCTATTAAGGGTGATCGCATCCGTATTTTCTGGGAAGAGGAAATTACTGGTGCCGCTAATGCAGACGCTGCTGTTGAAGTAACTATTTCTCCTGATACTTTCCCAGGCACATATCGCGTAGTTGGCGATACCTTCATGCGTTCTCAGGCTACTGGTAAGGACGAAGCTTTCCAGTTTGTAATTGGTAAGGCTAAGGTACAATCTGAGGTTACCATTACTCTAGAAGCTGAAGGCGATCCTTCTACTTTTGAAATGACTCTAAATGTTCTACGTTCTGAGGGCGATCATGGTAATGAAATGATGAAGCTAATCCGTTACGGCGGTGCTGCTGCTGATGCTTCTACTGAAGGTAATAACGACATCGGTTCCATTGTTGCCGGTTCCTAAGGAATTAAAAAGTATATAATATAAGGGGCTTCGGCCCCTTATATTTTTATAGGGAGATTTAGTTATGTTAGATCAATATTTTGGTGTAAAAGAACTTTATGAGGTCGTATTAAAAGCTAAAATCCCTATGCAATTTGGCGCACGTCGCCTTGAGGAAGGAGAACCCGTTCTCTACTTTGAGAACGTTAATATCTCAATGCTTTCTGAACGAAATTCCCCTATAATGGCGCGCGGAGGTTGGTCCAATATGCCGCGTGTTATTTGGGAAGATCGTTCAGAAGTTACTTTCTCTTTAACAGAGGGAGTTATGTCCTCAATTAGTATGGGGATTTTATTAAGTGCTAATATGACAGAAAAACAAAAAGGTATTTCTCTTGCGGTTCCAATAAGAGAAGGGCCTTTTGATTTAGATAGCAATAATGGCTTATATTTAAGTCATACTCCAATTTTTCCTCCACAGAAAAAAGTATTCATTTATGAATATGAAAGAGATGTGGGGCAGAAAAAGGTTTATGGTAAAATAGATAATGAATTATCACATGATAATCCATTAACTGGAGAACATGAACCATATGTAAAAATTTATGCTGATAAAGAATGTAAAATAGAAGCGGACGCCACCAAACATTATGTGGTGGATTATTATTATGAGTATAAGGATGAAGCGTTGATATATTTAATTCAAAAAGAACGCTTTAATGGATTGTTCACTCTTGAGGGTAAGTTTTACTCCAAGGATGAAAATGAAGGCATTAAGTATACAAATTTAATTTATATGCCAAAAGTAAGAGTTGTGAGTGATATTAACTTGCGCTTGGGAGAAAGGGCTGATCCAACTACGTCCGTTTTTAACATTGTTGGTATGCCGGAAAAAACGGATGATAGTAATAATTTGATAGTGAGAATAACGCGTCTTAATCAAGATATTGACGCTGATTGAGCCACTTTCCTTGGTGCGGGAAAGTGGCTCTTTTTTTATTTTGGTGAAAAAGGAGAGGTGAGATAAATGGCTGAGATTACCGTTGATGTTGGCGTAAGATTGAATGTTTTACAATCTTCTATCGCGGATTTAGAAAGAATAGTAAGTAAAAGTTTAACTCCAGATACATCTGGTTTTAAAGCTATGCAAAAGATTATTACTAGCATGAGAAATGAAGCTGAAAAATTACAAATTCAGATGAATAAAGGATTTGGCTCTCAGCAACAATTTAATCAAGCTGGTAAAACTATTGAAAACTTAGAAACATCTTTAGCTAGAGCAAAACTGGCCGCTGAAAATATTAAGTTTTCAGATATAAAATTAGATAGTAATCAGCAAAAAATGTTCAGTGATATAGAACAGCAAATAGCAAAAGCTGAGGCTGAATTTACTGAATTTCAAAATAGAGTTAAAGATGGGATTCTTCAAAATACTTCAAAAAACGTGACAGATCTCGTAGGGTTACAACCTAGCGATTTTTCTAAAAGTTTTGATGAAGTAAGTGCAATCATTGACAGGGGAGTATCTAGAATTGAAAAACAGTATGCTGAAGCGAATCAAAAATTAGCAAGTGCACGTTTGAGGGCTACTCCAGATCAAAGATTGGCAAATGAAGTGGCAAATCAAGGTATTTCTAAAGATACTTTTTCTTCATATGATAATTGGTTCAGAGATAATGGACAATTAATGAATGAAAGTAGTCGTGAAAATATGTTAAAAGCTTTTATAGGACAATTTGATATCAATGATGCTACTAAAACACAAATTGTAGATAGCTTAAAAAATCAAACTGTAGAAATGATTAATGAAGCTTTTAAAAATATGAAAGATTTAACAGGAGATGAACTAAAAAATAGTCCTCTTAGGGTTTTAGCTGAACAGGCGCAACAGTATGCTAAAAATGTTAATCCCCACGTTAATAATGTTCAAGAATTAGAATCACAGTTACAGCTTGTACGCCAACTACAAGCAGAAATGCAAGCAGCCACTTCAGAAAATGGTGCCATGGCGCCTGGAATAGAAAAATATAATCAACAAATTAATGCTTATGCTGATGCTTTACAAAGGTTAAGAGAGCAAATTGTTGGGGCTACTAGAAATCAATTGGGTTTTGGCGGCACTTTTGGTACAATGGAGGGAGAACTTAGAAGTTTTACTCAACAGCTAAATGCAGCTAATGCTCAATTTTTAAGATTACAAAGTCAGCGACAAACTTTCAATTCTATGAAAATGGCAATAACTAATTTCATGGGATTTAATCAGGTTTTGAATTTGACAAAACGTGCTGTAAATGATGCTATGAATCATATCAAACAATTAGATACTACAATGGCTGGTATTTCTATTGTAACTGATATGAGTACAGCAGATCTATGGAAACAAGTCGATGCCTATAGTGCTTTAGCACAAAAGTTTGGTACTACAATTCAAGGAGCTTATGATATTTCAAAGATTTATTATCAGCAAGGTCTAGAAACAAAAGATGTAATGACTTTAACTGAAGAAACTTTGAAGTTATCTAAAGTTTCTGGTCTTGATTATGCAAAATCTACTGACTACATGACCACTGCTTTGCGCGGCTTTAAGATGGAGATGCAAGAAGCTGGCACAGTGGTTGATGTATATAGTAATTTGGCCGCGAATACTGCTGTTTCACAAGAAGAATTAGCTGTTGCTATGAGTAAAACTGCTTCTTCTATGGAATCTGTAGGTTCTACTTTTGAAGATACATCCGCTATGATTGCTACTATGGTAGCTGTTACTCGTGAATCTGCTACTAATATTGGTTCTGCTATGAAATCTATTGCTTCTCGTTATGGTGAATTAACAAAAGATCCTACAAAATTAATAGACTCTGAAGGAGAAGCGATGAGCTTCAATAAGGTTGATGAAGCATTACGTTCTGTTGGTATTTCTATGCAGACAACAGATCATCAATTCCGTGATTTTACTGATGTTATTGTCGAATTATCTGAAAAATGGGATACATTAGATAGTACGCAGCAGCGTTATATTGCTACTCAATTTGCAGGTAATAGACAGCAGTCTCGTTTCTTAGCACTAGTTTCCAATGGTGATTTGTTAAAAGAAAATATGGAAGTTGCTGAAAATAGTGAGGATGTTGGTACATTACAAGCGTTGAAGGCAATGGATTCCATTGAATCTAAAATGAATCAGGTACAGGTTGCTGCACAGCAATTTTATACTACTATTGGCGCTGAAGGTGTTTGGAAGGGCGCTTTGGACGGAATTAAAAATTATATTAATGGTTTAAATAATTTACCAAAAGCCTTTAATACAGTTCCTATCGGAGCCTTGGCAATGGTTGCTAATTTAATAAGTGGTATTAAAACATTATTATTCCAAGGTGTAGCCGCCGCGGCGAAAGCTTGGAAAATGCTTATGGATCCACAAGCAAATGGAGCTATTGCTGAAGCTGAAACTAGCGCTCAACAAGCTGGCCAATCTGTTGGTAGTAAATTTGTTGATGGTTTATACGCCGCTGGTCAAGGTATTAAGTTGACTGGGAGAACAATATTACCAGAGGGATTGCGAAATGGAATTTCGACTTTAACAGGGAAAATTAAAAACTTTTTCGCTGGTGATCAAAATGTTCCTCAAGCCGCTCAGCAGGAGAATGTAGCAACTGAAAATTTAGTTAATAATGCTACTAGTGCGGCCCAACAAGCTGAAAGTGCAAAAACACAGATAGCTCAGCAAGGAGCTCAGGAACGTATAGCTATTGCTCAGGAAGAAATGAGTGCTATACAGAGGTTACAAAATGCGACTAATGAATATAAAGAAGTACAAGCTATGGGGCGTGGACAGCGTGATCTTACATTTAAAAATCAAGCAGAATATGAAAATGCGGCTCAGGCTGCTGCGACCAATGTTCAAACGGCATTTAATGATGCTATCGCTCAAATAAATAATGCTTTGTCTGGTCAAGGAGGAGCAATAGACATAGCTAAAATTGAGGAACAATTTGCACAATTAAAAAATATTGAAATACCAGCAAACATTAATACAGAGCAGGCAAAAGCGAGCATTGATGAATTAGAAGCTAAAATACAAGAAATAAAAGCGGGAGAATTGAAATTAAATACTGATACAATTAATAATGCTAAAAAGGAAATCCAAGAAGCTCAAGAAGAACTAAATAAATTAAAAGAAAAAAATCCGATTGAAATAGATTCTTCACAATTGGATGCTTTAGAAAAAAAGATTAAAGACGCAAAAGCAGCTTTAGAAAGTATGTCTGGTAAACAGTATACTGATAATAATGGGGCTGTACATACATATAATAATAATGATGTAAAAGATATTGCTACGGCATTAAATACTACTAATCAATTACGAGGAGCACAACAGCAGGCACTTGTAGCTAATGAAATAAAACAAGCAAATACACAAGCAGATCAATTAACAGCTAAATTACAAAATTTAAGTAACATACCTACGACTTCTATAGTAGCTTTAAAAGATGGACTTACCGAAGCAAGACAGGAAGTTGCTCAATTAGAAGCTATCTATCAACACGTTGCCAATCAGCCGGGAGAACATCCGGGATTAGAAGATCTAAAGAAAAAGTTAGACGAAGCAAAAACTAAAGCGACAGAATTAGAAACTGCGTTAAAGCGCACTATGATGTCTACAGCTAGTAAATTCGGTGGATTAGCAACAGCTTTGAATATGGTTTCTGGTTTGTTCAATCAAACTTCTCGTAGCGGACAGGTCATGGCTGGAACATTACAAATAGTTGCTGGCGCTGCTATGAGCGTAAAGGCTGTTTTAGATAGTTTAACTACAGGTAATCCTTTTCTTGCGACTGCTTCTGCTATATTATTTATTTCTAATGGTATTAGTAAAATATATGAAAATGATGAAGAGCGTGCTGAACGTTTATCTAAAGCGGCGGAAGAAGCTAATAATAAAGCTAAAGAAAAAAATGCTGATTATAAATTATTGGATAGATCTATAAATAAACTACATGAGTTAGAAAAAGCTCGTTATGACAGTGCTGAAGCTGCTGAAGAGTATCAGACGGCCGTCGATGATTTGGCTAGTAAGTATCCTCAACTTATTACTAGTTTGGATGAAGCTGGAAATGCTGCTATTGAAGCTGCGAGTTTAGATTATGAATTAGAGAAAGCTCGTCGAGCCAGCGCGCAAGCTACTATGGATGCAGTACAAGCAGAAATAGATGCTAAAAAAAATGAAATAAAGCAGGCTAAAAAGACGAATAAAGAACAGAGAAGCAATATTTTTAATTTACAAAGTACTACTCGTGGCGGTACAATAGAAGGATTATTTTCTGATAATGATATTGAGGAAATCTTTGGGTCGCCAATGAAAGCAAAGGGCATTACTACTGAAAATATGACTGGTTTCATAACATCTAAATTACATGATATTTCTAGTGGTAATATAGAAGAAACCTTTGATAGTTCAACTGGGATAGATTATTTAAAATATATTAAAGAAGGATTTACTTCATACTTAGGTAATGATAATATATGGCATTTTAAAATTAATGAAGGCGATATAGAAAAGTTTAATGATTTTTTAAAGTCTAATAATTTGAACCAATATAAAGAGCAAATATTAGCATTGGCGGATATTGATGAAGGAGTAAAGAATTCAATTGAAAGCAGATATAATACTTTAAAATCAATTGATTTAAATAATTTAACTGAAGATCAAGAAAAACAATTTAATAATAATGTAGATGATTTAATTAAAACTATTAGTAGTGATACAGCTGCGATGGTTCAGTATCAGCCCTTATTAGATGTTTTAACTACTTATCAAAAAGGCAGTTTAACTTTAGCTGAATTAAATCAGCAAATGACTGGATTAGATAAACAATTAATTTCTTCTAAAGTTATGAATAGATTCCCTGAATTTTATAGTAATTTAGGGGAATTTCAAAATGTTGTAGTTAATTATTTGAATGGATTTGAAGATGAAGCTAATTTTAATGTAGAATTAGAAAACATAAAGAAACAATTTGAGTTATTATCTCCTTCTAATCGTAATAAACTTTTAGATATGTGGGCTAATAAAGATCAATATACTGCTAAAGATTTTACGGGAATAGTCGGTGATAATACTCCTTTATTTGAATCTATAAGTAATTATTATAAACAAGTTTTACCACACTATACTGAATATTTACAAGATAAAATTACAGCACAATTTGGTGAAACTTCACAAGTAGATGGAGTTGATGGATTATCTAAAGCCATTGGCGACGCGGAAAATATAATATCTGCTAATCTTCAAGGCTGGTTATCAGATGTTATTGATTTAATTAGTGAATATAGCGAACAGGGAATGACTCAAAACGCTACAGATGTCGCTAAAAATGCTACAAAAGTATTAGAAGCTTTAAATAATATTACTGATCCTTTTACTCGCGCGATTGTTACTAATTCAATGAAAGAGAATGGTATATCTAATATTAGTAGTATTGATTCGATTATATCAGATATAGCTGATACTCCTGAATTAGAAAGTGTTAAAGTATCATTAGAAAATTTGAAAAATTCTTTAATTTATAATTTGCCATTAGCTATTGATGCTTATTCAGATAAGTTAATTACTGATATTGAAGATGTAGAGAAAAGTATAAAAGATATTTCCAATGGAATGTCTATTTCTGAAGCATTAGCCGCTTTGGATAAAATTAATTTAGCTCGCGGTGAAAATGAACCAAAAGCAAATTTATCTGATATGAAAACTAAAAATGGTAAAGTTTTCTTTGATGATAAAAATAATTTGCGACAAGAATATATTAACACCATTATCGGAGATTTATATGAAGAACGAGACGCTATTCAAGATGAAATTGATGCGCTTGGTAACGATGAAGATGGGAAGAGATCTGTAGACGCATTAACAACATTAATAGATCAATTTAATTCTGAAAATCTACCAGAGTTAATTAGTATAGAAAAATATCAAGATATAGCTAAAGTGTTAATGGATTTGGGATATGCTTCTGGCGAAATTAATGAGAAGACTGGAGAAGTAGATCAATTTAAGTTGGAAGTTGATAAATTTAAAGAATTAGCTATTTCAGATAATCCTATTGATGTTATAATAGGTCTTTTAACAGATCGTATGGCCAATGCTAATTCTACTATTGAATTTACTGAAAAGGAATTACGAGCAACAGAAGCGACTAATGCTGGTAAATATACAAATGCATTGGCATTAAGAGGAGCAAAAGGCAGCTATAAAAATACATCTGAAATTTTAAATACTTTAGCCATTTCTAAAAATGGTGAAGAGTTTGGTTTAAACTATGAAGATATAAAAGCTGATCAAGAGGCAATGAATTCAGCTTATAATACATTCTTTTCTGATTTATTTAAGAAGGGCGTAGAGAATCTTCACTTTGAGGATTATCAATTAGACATAAATGAGTCTGAATGGACTAATATGTTAAGTATGTCCTATGATCAGATTGTAGCTACTTATGGACAACGTGCTTCTATGCTAATTGAGGAACAGAATGCTCTAATGGTTCAAGCCCTTGAAAAAGAGACTCAATCTACTATTGGAGCAGAGGACGCGTTAAAAAATGTTAATTTTATAAAAGAAGATCTTGCTTATGCTTCTATGGACACCTTGCAATCTTTGGCAGATAGCTTACATGTTGCTGTTGAGACGTTATTTAATCCAACAGATTATGATGCGGCATTGGGCGGCTATAAAGTTGATATGGCTGCTTTAGCAGCAAATGGATTGAGTGAAATTGTTAATAGTTCTAATATAGTCGCTGATAGTGTAAAAGCATTTTTAGATTCTATTTCAGAAGGTATTGGAAAAGGATTAGAAGGCAAATTAGGATTCGCTGAAAGAGATAATTTAATTTCTAATCTTGGAAAATACGGAATGGAACTAGACGCTGCTGATTTCACACGAACGGCCGATGGATTAAAATTAAGTGAGCAAAAAGCTATTGAATTATATAATACATTAAAACAAATTGATGGTATTAGCGCGCAAATTACATTTGATGCTTTAGCAAAATCATTAGAAGATAATAATGAAAATTATACTAACATTTCTACAATTGCTAAACGAATTGCTGATTTACAACGTGAAATTGATAACCCCAATGTTAGTTCTGCCCGTCGCCAAGAATATGAAGCCGAATTAGCAGTAGCAGAAGAAATTTATCGTGTGCGTTCTTCTACTGATAATAAATCATTTGATTTCATGAATCGTGATTTACCAAACGGTATGCAGAACCCAATTGACTATTGGAACTCCACTGGTGAAGCATATAAAGTTATGAATCAAGCCGCGAAGAGTGGTTATATGGAAATTCAAGACTTTTACAATATTGTAAATGAAATGAATAATATGGCCGCAGTTAGCGGGCAGACTTTATCCTTTATGGGTCAAACTTTAAGCGGAAAAGCAGAAGATGCCGCTGCGTTAATTGAAGCAGGTATGAGCGCTTTAAAGAATGTAGATGGTGAAGGCGTTAAGATTGCTTTAGGTAGTCTTGGCGTAGATTTTGCGACTGGTGCTGCTGATATGACGGGTGATTTTGATACTGGCATAAAAGCTATGGCAAAGTCTCAAATTAAAATGCTTGATGCAGCCATTAATATGCTTGAAGCTATTGTGGCATTACAGGATATTGATGCCGGTGAAAATGGTGTTTTGGATGTAGGAGAAGTTTTTACTTTTGATAAAAATGGTAAATTACTCGGTTTTACTACTGATATAGAGAATTGGTTAAATAAAGTAGAGGCTTTATGTGGGCCAATAGAAATTGGTGGAATTTCTTTACGGGATGCTTTATTTCAAATGGCTGAAAGCGGTACAGAAGGACAAGAGAAAGCAGTACAATTTTTAAATGATTTAAGAAATTTAGATTTTGAAACTGGCAATATTGCTGATGTATCTGCTAAAATTAATAATTTAATTTCAACTTTTTGGCCAGGAAAAACAATTACTACAGGTCCTTCTATTTTTGAAATTTTAGATATTCCAAAAAATTTGAGTGAAAAAAGTGAAGCTTTTAAAAAATGGGCGGATGATTTAGATATTGGCGTAGATACTGCAAGCCGTATGATAGATTTAATGAAAAAAGGCGGCAATGTTGGTACCATAGATTCAACTTATGGAAAAGCTATTCAAAAATTATTAGGAATTGATGAAAAGACTAAAGAACAATTTACTGCTTTTTTAGACGACGGAAAACATATTACTACGGCGGATATTCAACGTTGGAGTAATATCAGTTTTGAAGAAAATGTAGAAGGGGTTGTAGAAGGAACTTATAATGGCTCTGACGGTGGATCAATCACTCTATCTGGTGATGATGGCAATGCTTGGAGAACTCAAATTGAAAATTATGAATTCGCGTTACAGCAAGCAAGAATGAGTGGCGGCGGACAAGTTACTACCACTAATAATGACAATAGTGAATTTACTTTTACTACACAGATGGGGGCACGCCAAGTTGTTGCGGTCACTAATGGGGAAACAACAACATATAAATTTCCTGATTTTGAAATTCAAGCAGCAACTATGGGCGAGGCTTTAAAGGCGTATGCACAGCATAAAAAAGATTCTGGCAATGCTCATTATAGTAATATGACTGCTGGTGAAATTTTATCTGAATTAGGCTATGTATTAAAAGAATCTACAAAAGTTACTTTACAACCGGGAGAAGACGGTGATGCTAAAGCTCAAATAGAAGAAATATTAAGTCATAGTAAGGAAGAAATTGAGAACGCTTTAAATGATCCTAAAAATAAAACAATTAATGATGATGGAACTGTAGATTGGACTATAGAATTAGGCGGCCAAGAATTTCAAATAACTTCTAACGGTGAAGAAATTAACGCCAGTACATTCGTTGATAATTTATCTACTCAAATGGGATTAGATACAAAATTAATTGATAATATTGTAAAGGCTATTCAACAAGCATTTGAAGGAGATGCTGGCGCAAAAATAGGTCAAGCAATTCGTGAAGGGATTGAAACGGCTTTTAGTAGCGCCGAGAAACAAGTCGGTGGAGAAGGTGCCGAGCAACAGGCAATTCCAGTCGGAGAAATAACTTTAAAGCCAACTAGTGTAACTCTTGATATAAGTGAAACTCCGCCTCAATTAAAAGAAACGCTTGGCTTAGGGGAAAGTATTCCTTTAGGTGATATTGAAGGTACAGCAACTTCTGTTTCTTTAAGTAGTATAGGCGGCGTAACTAAAACAGATGCCACCATTATCGCGAATAAAAATGTAGGTGATATTGGTGATGTTGAAGGAACAGCAACTGCAGGCGAAGTTACTTCAATTGGTTCAGGATGGAAACTTTCTAAGACTGGTGAAGGTGGCACTATAAAACTTGCCGAAAGTCTTGGAAATGTTGGAGCAGATGCTAGTAGCGCGACTGTTACTGTGCTTGATAACAATTTCTTACCAGAAACTAATGAAATTACAACATTAGAATTTACTAGTGCGACTGGCACAGTTACGACTGTCACAGTTAAGCCTATAAATGGTTATGAAACAAATAATGAAGCTGAGAGTTTAAAATATACTGGAACACAAGAAGCAAAAATTGATCAAGTTAATGTAAAACCCACTTCTTATACAATTACTTGGACTGATGCTGCTGGTAATACTAAAACAGTAGAAGTTTCCGCTAATGTTTTATTACAAGCAAATAATTATACTGAATTTGTTGCTCAAATTCAAAATTTAGTTAAAGATGAAACTAAAACTATTAAATTAGAATTTGAAGGCGAACCACCTACTATAGATGACATATTAAATGATCCTAAATTAAATTGGCGCCCATCTTATCAAGGTAATTATAATACACCTATGCAGCCTGCTGTCACTCCTGAAGTTAAGGCAGAAAAAGTTGAAGCATCTGGTGCCTCTATTAAAGCGGATGGAGCAACTGTAAATTTATCTAATAAGCAAAAGGATACTGGTAATGAAACAGGTAACCAAACTGGAATGGATGTTTCTTCAGTAACCGCTAGTGGTGCTGTTAATGTTAGTGGTAGTCCTGTAAATGTTGCTGGAAGTACTGGCGGAAATGAAGGTGGAGGAGGAACAGAAGCTCCGACATTAGATATTTCAGGAATAACAAGTGCTTTGGATGGATTACGTAGTGCTTTAAGTAAGCCTACTTCGGCTATTTCTTTACTTGCTGGCGCGATCGGATCTATTCCCACTGATAAGGCGCAGGCAGTTAGAAATACAGCAAATGCTATTAATCAGTTAAAAGATAAAAATATAACTGTTAAAGCTACTGTTCAAGGCACAATTAGAGCATCAATGTCTGCTACTGTTTCTGTTGATGGAGCAGCTAGTGCGAGTGCTAATGCTCAAATTGCGGAGAAAAAAATCGTAACCCATTCGGGCGCAAAAGGCAATGTTGCCTTGGCTAAAGGTACTAATTTATCTTTAGCTACTGGTAAAAAACAAACTTTAATGGGTGAATTAGGACCTGAATTAGTTGTTTCTAATGGAAGATATTATACCGTAGGAAATAATGGTGCTGAATTTGTTGACTTACCAGAAGATGCTATTGTATTTAATCATAAACAAACAAGAAAATTATTAGGTAATAAAGGAAGTATAAATGGCCGTGGAAAACCAGTAAAATCAGAAAATACTGCTATTTCTTTTGCTACTGGTAATGTTTCTGGACCAGCTATGGCTGGCGCGGCAGCGGCTTTAAATGTTTTAAAACAAATTCGTTCTATGTGGCAATCTATGCTAGATGCTTCTGCTAAAGATCTTGGTTCACAAGGTGGAGCTGGACGCGGTGGCAGAGGCGGCGGTGGAGGTGGTGGCGGCGATAAAAATAATGCTCGCTACATCCACGATCTAGAAATTTGGTATAATTTATTACGCCAGATAGCAAAATTAGAAAAAGATATAAGTTTAGAAGAAGCTAAACAAAATAAGTTACAAAATGATAGAATAGCTAATGGAGATAAAATTTATCAAAGTTATAAAGCAGAATTAAAATATTTAGATCAAAGTATCGCTAAAAATAGTCAATTAGTTACTTTGAGAAAAAAATATTATGATGATGCCACCAATAAATTGAAAGATTCAAAAAATCCGTTTAGTAAATTATTTAATTTTACTCCAGATGGTGTATTACAATATAATACTAATTTGGAAGATTATATAAATAAGCTTACTGGTAATTCTAGCTTTAAAAATGGTAAATTACATCTTCAAGGCACTAGTATAGTTCGTGATGCCGAAGGTAAGGCTATAAAATTTAAAAAAGGTAAGAAAAAGGGGCAGGCAAAAACTACAAAATTTGATAAGAAAATTGATATTGCTAATAGCGCGCTGGACTTTTTATCTTTATTAAATGCTACTAATCCAACTACAGGCGCGGCTGCTTATACTCCAGAAGAGCAAGTAGCAATTTTAAAAGCGTATGGTTTTGGTAGTGTCATTCAGTATGATGAAAAAGGTCAAAAAATCACTGGTGACGATGCCGCGATTAAAATGGTCGAAAATTTCTGGAATCAACTTGATAATATAATGAAGAATACTGATGATTTATTTGATGATTATTTAGATGGATTACAAAAAATAGAAGAATTAGAAGCGCAGCAGAATGAGATTTTAGATAAGATAAGAGATAATCAAATAGATTTAGAAAACAAAGTATTAGATGCTGTAGAAGCTCGTGCACAAGAGCAAATTGATGCTTTACAAGATCAGCGTGATTCATTAGAAAAATCAAATCAGAAATTTTTAGATGGGTTAAAAGATTCATTAGATAAAGAGCGTCAAATGTATCAACAAAATCAAGATAGCCAAGAATTAAATAAAATGCAACGTCAATTGGCTATTTTACAACGCTCTGGTGGTTCTGCTACTCAAATAAAGAGTCTACAAGATCAAATTAGTCAAAAGCAACAAGACGCTTATTTCACGGAACGAGAAAATCAAATAAATACTATTCAAGAAGCCTCTGATAAACAATTGGAGCGTTTAGATACTCAGATTAGTATTATGACCGATACTTTAGATTATCAAAAAGAAAATGGTTTATTATGGATTCAAGTTAAAGAAATAATGCAAGGCTCGGCTGATAGTATAGCCGCTTTTATAGAAAAATATGACAAAGATTATCAGGCTATGGGTGCGACTGAACAAGCTGCTACTCATGTAGAAGATGTACAATCTGCTCAGATGTTTGATAAAGATCGTGGCTATGCTAATAGAAAGCAAACGGCATGGGAACAATACTTATCAGGACACACTGATTTACAAGACACAACCAATGCTGAAAAACGTAGCCAAGTAAAAGCAGCCTTTGATTCTGCTTATGATAATTCTAAAGAAAATATTCAAACAGCTACAACTGCGGCAAATCAAAAAATAAAAAATTGGGACGCAAAACCAGCGACTAGTCCTCAACCAAAAACACAGCCACCACAAAAAAAGATAGAATCGAAAGTAATTACAACCGCCCCATTAAAGAAAAATGTTTATCATTATAATAGTCAAGGCAAAAATAAAAAGAGACTAAAGAATAAAGACGGCCAATGGGTTCAAATATTAGCAAATAATGTTGGTCCTAAAAAAGATATGGAAAAAATTTATTATAATGGTCAAGATTATTATGTTAAATTAAAAGATTTTAAGAAGGGCGCTAAATGGAAAAAAACTACTGTTAATGAGAATGAATTAACTTCAAAAGCAAAAACTCTAGGGTTAGCTGGAGCAATTAAATTTAAATATAAACAAGGTGGTATGGCCGATTTTACAGGACCAGCTTGGTTAGATGGTACAACAAAGAAACCTGAAGCAGTTTTAAATGCTGCTCAAACTGAGTTCTTAAAAAATGATTTATTGGGCAATAAAAACACTTCTTTAATGTCTATTGTAGCTCAATTACAAGATACATTCGGTGATACTGCTACTGGCATTGCTACTAGTTCAATTGATGAGAGTGTTACTATTGAAAATGTTGCAATTAACTTTAATGCCGGTACTATTTCAAGTGATTATGATGCTCGTCGCGCGGGCGAGCTAGTAAAAGAAGAGATGCTAAAAATTGCGCGTAAAACTACGAATCGTAGCGTTTCTAGGAGGTAAAGGAGTATGGCAGAATTAATAGGTCAAGAAACTTTTAGTGATTATGGAACACATAGTCAAGTATATTTAGCGACTCATAATGGGGAAGGCAATCGCCTTCCCCATGTAAATAGAGCATATATTAGTTTTTCTTATGGTGGGAAATTTATTGAAGACTTTGGTTTATTGGCCACAATGGATGATAGATTAAATAAAAATTTATATGCTGATTTTGAAGATGTTACAACAAATTATGATACTTTAGATGGGCAATATTATTGGGGAACTCATTATACAGTTAATCAGTTAGAATTTACCTTATCTACAGACGGTATCACTCAAAATCAATTAGAAAAGTTTAGACAGTATTTTAAGCCTGGTATTGAAAGAGAACTTATTTTAGCTGAACATCCTAATCGCGCAATTATGGCAAGAGTTGCTTCTGTTCCTTCTATATCTATGATTCCTTTTGAGACTACTGAAGAAATTTCTTTAAATAATGTAAAATATACAGTTTCTACAGCTTTATATCGCGGGGATATTACCTTAGCTTTTACTAGTGATGAACCTCATTGGTATGGAAAGTTATTTTATATGCCGCAATATTTAGATTTAGAAAAAATGGAAGGAACTGACACTTGGAGTGAAACTGTAGAGGAAAATGGTGAGTCTGTTACTAAAATTCCTTACCCAAATGCGATTAAAACTCTAGGCAATCCTGATTGTATGAAAATGTGTTTAGAGGATTATTTGCCATACAGTGCTTATCTACCTGCGAGAACGTTTTTTGGTAATAATCATTATTTAGGAAGTGAAGTAGCGGCAGCCCCACGAGTTGGAGAAGCTTTAGTTAGTGTTGCTGTTTTGGGTATTACTATAGAGAATAAGACGGGAGCTACTATTGGAGATGATTCTGATAGTTCTTGGTATGTATTTTATTCAGGTACGGCACCCTCTAAACCCACAATTAAATTTACTATTCAGATGTCTTATGATGAAAATGGTTATATCGTTTATCCAAAAAGTAAAGATAAAATTGCTACTATACAGGTAGGAAATCGAGTGTTTAAATATGGTCTTCCATCTTTGTTAGCTGGATATAATCAAGCAATTAAAATATTAATAGAATCAAAGGATGAAAATCGCAGTTTAATTGAAATACAAGAACGCTTTCGCGATGAAATTAAAGAATCGCGTATGAGGGCATATGCTATTACAATTGTGAAACAGCAGACGAAAGAAGGCACTTATGATTCTATGATGGAACAAATGAAAGGAATATTTGTTACTAATAATAATAATAATAATACTAGTAATACTGGTCCAATAGTAACATATGAAATTCATTCAGATACTGGTGAAGCTTATGGATTTTATAATTTAACTACAACAGCTGAAAAAGTAAAGCAAAATGTAGGAGATATGATACGCTCTGAATACCTAATTATAGATGAAAGAAGTAATTTCTTCCCTGGAAAAAATATTACTGCGGATGATTGTTTAAGAATTATTAGCAGCGAGGTTATTACTGATTTTTTAATTCTATTTAAAAATATGTATTTATAAGAGTAAAGGAGGTAGAGACTTTATGATAACTAATCGTAATACACGAAATTATGAGGTCTCTATTTGGACACTTCAAGACAGTTTTATAACTGTCTTGAAGGAACCAAATTTAGAGCATAAAGGACAAATTGAAGAACCACAATTAACTATTAGTGATGATAGTGAAAATACTTTTTCTTTTAAAATTCCTATGCATATTATTAGGAATAATGAAAGAATAGAAAATCCAATTTGGTATAATACTCAAAATGGTGTTATTGTTGCTAATATGCGAAAAATAAAAGTAATTTTTAATAAACAAGAAAAGACTGAAAGAGTTTTTGAATTTGTTATTGTAAAAGTTACTGAAACACATGAAGGATTTGAAACTTACTGTGAAGTTGAAAGTGAAGAACTCGCTTTCCACGAATTAGGTAAAGTGGGTTATAAAGTTGATTTATCAGCCGATTTATTTAATATGGAACATGATGAATGGGCCGAGAGTGTAGATGGAACAGATACAAATGTAGAAAAGGAACCAGTTAATAATATTAATTATTGGGCTGATAAGGTTCTTGATGGAACGCTTTGGGAATATGAAATTCAAATGAAGCATGAAGGGTATACTGATGATGAATGTAAATCTGATACTATTTATGAGGATGAATATGCTGAAAACTGGCAAATGGAAAATGGGCATTTAGTTCCAACTACTATTGTTGATAAAAAGGAAAAATTGCGCTTAATAGATGAAAATAATAGTAATCGTTATAATTTATTACAATCTATTGCTGAAACATTCGGAGTGTTTTGTAAATTTGAATATACTTATGATGAGAATTATCATATTAAAGGAAGAAAGGTAATATTTTATGATAATTATATAAATGATGATGATTCTACTTTAGATTTGACTTATCATTATGATACTGAAAGTGTTAGTCGTGAATTAGACGCAACGGACTTAACGACTAAAATGCTGGTTTTGGTTGATAGTAATGATGAAATAATTAATAATTCTATTACGGAAACAAGCGCTAATCCAATGCTAGAAGACTATCTATTAAATTTTGATTATCTTTATAATATTGGCACTATTACAAAAGAGCAATATGAAGAAATAGAAAATTATAAGATTGCAATGCATGATTATAATACGCAGTTAAAGGCTTTAAATGATAAAATTATTTATTATGAAGAAGTGTTAACTAATACTAGAGCGACGCTTGAAACCGCAAAACAATCGTTAGTTCTAGACCAAGAAGGAAAGCAGGAAGAAGAAGCATATATTCGGCATCTTTTGGATGATACAAATAATTATCGTGCAAATGCGAGTCCTAATAGTATACCAATAGAAAAAGAGCCTGTTTATTTATATGGTGATAGAACTTTTTCTCCACGACATGAGCATGCTGTTAGCGGAACATTAAAAATTTATTATGATACATCTACTACGCCAACTGTAATGAGTTCTGATAATTATTCTATTACATATTCAGAGGATAAGAATTTTATAGATGAGATAAAAGTTTTACAAACAGTTTATAATAATAATTCTCTTTCAGTAGTCTATATAGATTATGACTATAGTCCAGACCTTTATCACAAAATGGTACGTGAGCAATGGGTAAAGAAAATAAATTCTGACGGCGCCATTGTAGCTAAAACACAGCCTATTGTTGACAAATTAGACGGTGAAAGGGATGCTAATGGCAATCTGAAAAATCCAGATGCTCCTGGATTAATTCAAAAATGTAAAGATAAATTTGAAGAATTACAAGAAGAGAAAAATGAAATTATTTCTAAATTTGAAAATATGATGGGGCCAGCGCTACGAGAGGGCACTTGGCAGCCAGAAGATGATTATGCTAAATATAGTAATAAAAAAGTTGCTATATTAGGTTTTAAAGAGAAAACTTCTGATGGTATAGAAGTAATTTGGGATACAGATTTATTTGATGATGAAGAAACAAATTATGTTGAACTTGGAGTAAATAAAGAAAAAAATTATTATCCTTGTATTGATTTATCAACATTATTTATACAAGGAGGATCAGAATTAAATAATTTAATTGCTGGTATTCAAAATCCTATGGTTTCTTCTGAAACAGAAAATAAAATTACAATTAAAACTTTTGGTTTTATTTTTCAAGAAACGGACATGGATGATGAAATGAAAGTTTTAGATGTTAATTATGGATTTGTAAGTAATGATGACGGAGTAACAGTAAAACCGGTTGCTTTTTTAACCGGACTTTATGATTATTATAATAGTAATATTTTTATAGATGATACAGATGTAAATAATCCAAAAGAATTGACTTTAGTAGAAGTAACGACAAAATTATTGAAGAAATATGGCGGTCATCTTGGTTATTTAGTTAATGAAACTATAACAACGACTAAAACCGAAGATAATATGACTACAACAACTACTATTGTTAATACAAAATTTGATGGAGAAATTAAAACATGTCCTCAATTGACTGAACCGAATACATATAAAATTGTTTATCCTCGTATTAAAATACCAAATTCTAATTTTAAAAATTCTTCTGACGAATATAATTTAAAATATGGAAATATTCAAATGAATGAATATGAAAATTTTTATATTTTAAGTAAATATGCTGACAGTTCTGAAAGAGATTGGAGCCAAATAGATGAGAATTTTGATGAAATAAATGAATTTTGTTATTATATAACAATTGATCCTGAATTTATATTAAGCCAAGGAATATATGAGGATAAAAAATTTACTCTTAACTATGCTTTATCTAATACTAGCCTAATGATATATTTAGATGCGGTAAAAATTTTAAAAGAAAACTCTATGCCAAAAGTAACATATTCTATTACACCTAAGGTTGTTAAGAAAAATATTATTGATAACCTTTATGATAGAATACATCAGCTAGTTCATATAAATGACTATGAATTAAAATTTGAAAATGTTACTGGATATATATCTAATATCACTATGGATTTAGATAAGCCTTGGGAAGATGAAATAGAAATTAAAAATTATAAGAATAAGTTTGAAGATTTATTTTCTTCTATTGTGGCTTCTACTGCACAAATAGAAAAAAATTCGGCCGCACTTAATGCGGCGGCTTCTGCTTTTTCTGCTACAGGTCAAATCAGCACTGGCGTATTACAACAAAGTATGAATATGGCTGATTTGAATTTAGCTTTTAATAATGGTAAATTAACTATTAATGAGCAGAATGGTATTTGGGCTATTAGTGATGGTGGCGCAGTCGCTTTTAATGGCGGCGGTATATTTACTGCTACAGAAAAAGACCCAGGAACAGGTAATTGGATTTGGAATACAGGTATTTTGCCGCGAGGTATTAGCGCGAATGCTATTACTGCTGGTAGACTAGATACTAATTTAGTTAGAGTTTATGCCGGTGATGATTTACGATTCCAATTGAACGGTGATGGTCTTTTTGCTTATAAGAGCTGGTTGGATGATTATAATAAATTACCAGAAGATGATGAGGAGGCAGGTCAAACTTCAAGGCAAGACCTTATATCTTCTTTAGGAAATTATAATGGAATGGATCCTGGACAATATGTTGTTCATAATGCGAATGGCTTGTTCTTAATTGCGGCTGAAGGCTCGCGTCCAATTTATGATGTTATACAAACTACACCTAAAAAAATTAATGGCAAGACTTTTAATTGGCCCATATATGATGAAGAAGGCAAGGTTTTTACAATTGAAACGCGATTAGAAAATAAATTGGATAAAGAGGTTAAGCGTGTAGAAATAAGTTGGAGCGGTTTAAAGTTACGAAACTGGAAAGGAAAAGAAACTTTCTATGCAGACCCCGATACAGGAGATTTAATTATTGGTGGTACTTTATTACAAGACGCTTCTTATATGACTGTTCCGCAAGAAGTTATGAACGATATTAATAAAGATCCGAATATTACGGACAGTGTTCAAAATACCCCAAACCATATGCTGAAATCTAATATTAGACTATTAGGAGATGAACCTGCTACATCACAAATTACTGAATTAAGTAAAGATGAACAGCATACTATTAAAGAATATTTAATTAATGAATTGATTAATGATAGAATTAAAGAGATAAAACATCAAGATGAAGAAAAAAAGGTTCATTTTTTGACTCCAAATGTCGCGGCTGTAAAAATTGGGGATTATATTGATTGGAAGGCAATTAGTATTTCTAATGAGATTTTAGAAGATGCTCTTGAAAGTAGGGGAAGAATAGAGAGCCGATTAAATAGTGTAGCTGATATTATTAATCAAAATATTGGATATAAATATACACCGGCTTTAAAAAATATTAATAACCCAATTCAAGTGTCTACTTTACCAGATAATTTAAATGATACTACTGATTTATATAAGGTTTATGAAGTAAGCAGCACACAAGAAATATTTTGGTGGGATGGAACTGCGTGGCAGCGATTAGAACCAAATAATATCAATTTGGGTACTGGTGCATCATTGAATTTAATTGGCGCTAATGCTACCTTTATGGCTGGCAGTGAATTAAAAATGCTTGCCGGTGGAGATTTACATATTTTTGGCGGTCAAGTATTTATAAGTTCTCAAAAGGATAATGATAGCATTACTACTACAACAATTACAGATGAAGAAACTCAAATTAATAAAACTGTTATTACTACACCAGTAACCAATGGTATTGTACTGGATGATAATGGCCTTGCTATTTATTCTAGTAGAAATATTACTGTTGGCGTTATGGGAAAAACCTCTATAGAGGGTACCGATGAAACAGTAAATATTTCCTCTGGTTTTGAATTAAATAGTCAAGGCGACTTTACTGTTGTAACTAAAGAAACTAATGGAGCAAAAACCGGCGCGATTAAATTTTATAGATATAATAATGAAAATAAGTTAACAGCTGGTGTGGTTATTGATGGTGATGGATTTACTGTAAATACCGGCGGTGCTTTTAATGTACAAAGCAATAATTTTATTTTAAATAGTGAAGCGACCGGTAGTCAGCCCTTGATGAGCATTATGAGAACTAATAATGGTGTTACTTCTGGATTACAATTCGCGGCGAATGGTACTTTAACTATTACTGGCGAAATTAATGCTACTTCTGGTTGGATTGGTAATAAAAATGACGGATGGTATATTGGGAAAAATACACTAAAAGATTCTAGTGGTAATTCCTATTATGTTGGATATATAGGTAGTAATTCAGATGATAGAAAAGCATCTATTGGAATTAGAAATACGCCAAATAATGGTGATGCTAATTTTAAAAACTTTCCAGCGTTATGGATTGGCGGCACATATGATGAAAATCAAGAACCAGTCGCACAAAATAATGCTTCTCTTAATGCTCTTTTTAGAGTAAATTCTGATGGTAAATTGCATGCTGAAGGTGCATATATAAAAGGAACAATAGAAGCGACTTCTGGTTGGTTTGGTACCGCAGCAGGCTTTCATATTGGGCCTAATGGCACAGGAGCTTTTATTGGAAATAATTCAAATATAAAGCAGGCAACTTTTGGATTAGATACTACTGCAGCTGCGTGGCCTGCTTTTTGGCTAGGTGGAGTGAGATCTATAGATGATAAAACAATAAATCCGAGTTTGCCTTTTTATGTAACTGGACAAGGGAAGTTGTATGCCTCTGGGGCTACCATTGGTGGCAGTACTAATATTAATACTACTGGAAATATTCAGATGAGCGGTGGAGAGTTTTCAGTTTCAACTTCGGTTAATTCTATTGTAATGAACACAAATGGTGTTAAATTAACCGCGAATTCTGATGCTGGTAAAGATAATAGCAAAATTATAATTGACGCTGCCACTATTCTATTTCGACCAAATGAACGAGCAGATTCAAAAGACAAATTTTTCAGAGTTTATGTGGATTCAACACAAGATAATGATGGTCCTGTAGGCATGTATGGCGCTTCTCGAGTACTATGGTTCCGTACAACGGGAAATTACCTTTCAAATCACAAGGCATGGCAAATTATTCAAGTTTTGCTAAGTGACAAAGGCTGGACGCCAAGCGAATAAAAACCCCTCTCTCCCGAGAGGGGTTTTTCTTTTTTTATTCCACAAACGCCTCAATATTATAGACTTGCGCTGGCGTTAGTTCAATATCGCCCATATCATCAAGATTTAACTTATCAGCGTTAATTTCAATTTCAGTATTAAGCAAATCATTTAGCTCATTATTACATTCAGTAATCTTATCCTGTTGAAGAATAATATTTCCTTCTTCAGTTTGCTTCATTTCACCGTTTTCATCTCGTTCTGCATACTTTTCAATAATAATTCTGCGAGACTCGTCAAAAGTAGCACTTTCCTTATCAAGTTCCCTAATTAGGCGAGCCACTCTAAAAGCCGTCTTAATAGGCAATGCCTTCATACTAATCTCGCGGAAAATCTGAACATTATTTAGAATATCATTTAAAGTAACTTGAATCATATATCTTCACCCCATGTAGATTGTTTAGATTTTATATAATTACAAAAATATTTACCAATACAGATAGCATCTGCTTCATCTTGTGTACATTTTTGTTTGTACCATAATTCAACTTTATCTTGCGCTTGGCGCTTTTTATTTTCGCGCCCTTTTCCATCACCTACACCGCAATACTTGCGCCATTCACTTGAATAACATAAATCGTGCGCAACACCTTTTTCAAATAAAGTGTCTAAAATTACTCCTTGTAAATTAGCAAGTACACGATACATTTCAACCTGATATTTTCCGTTGCTACCAAAGGATTGGAGTTGTATATTTTCCACTCCTACAAAATCAGGTTCCCATGCTTCAAGCGCGGCTTCAAGCCAATGTTTAATTTCGTTAATGCGGTCGGTTGCTTCTTTACTTTCATCGGCGTGGTAAGTGCCATAACTTACTAGTGTTCCATTATCATAAATAGAATAACCGCTAATTTTTGTTGCGGCATCAAGCGCAAGAATACGATATGTGTCAATCTTCTTGATTGGCACTTTATTTTTTTTGACTTTGTATGGATCACCCGCAAGACATTCTTCACAAACTGGATGCTTTCGCCATTGCCCGTAGCTAATGAATTGCGTGTGACCTTCTGGACACCTCATTTCTAATTCTGTATTTAAGTTTTTATAAGAAGTGCTAATCAGTTTCCAGCCTTCTTCTTCAAGATGATTGGAAACTGAATAGACATTTATTGCCATAAATTACTTACCGGTGGAACCAAACCCGCCCTCTCCACGGTCACTAGCAGGTAGAATATCAACTACATCAGCCTTGAACTTATAGGAAGGCATAACGAGCATTTGTGCCACACGGTCTCCAGCTTTAATTTCATAATCAGAATCAGAAAGATTGTCATATAACACGCCAAGCTGGCCTCTATATTCACTATCAATAATACCAACACTATTTGATAGGCGATTTTGTGTCTTGGCTCCAATACTAGAACGCGGGAAAATCATAGCCATCCAGCCCTCTGGGAGAGCGATATGGACACCTGTACGAATCATATTGCTGAATGTGTGCGCGGGAAGAGTCATATTATCTGCAGCATAAAGGTCAGCGCAAGCATCTGTTTCGTGTGCGTAGGTTGGAACGATAGCGCCCTCATCCAACTTGATTGGTAGAACAATATTATAGTTATGATATTGCGCTAATGCCTTATCAAAAATATCATAAAAAATTGAAAAGATACCGTCAAAAATTTTGCGCTTGCGTTCAGAGGCCTTTAGTTCATCAATTGCTTCATTGATAGCAATCTTGGATGACTCAACCATTTCCTTTGCGGCGGAACGCGTAAGCCCTTCTTCATCAAAGTTCTTTAGCATCTCTTTAACAGACTCATCACGAATCTTATCAGTAAATGCGCCGGTAATCATTCCAACAATAACATCTATATTTTCATCAGTTAGGTTTTCTTCGGGAATGGCCATAATTTGTTCAATGGCATCCATAACTGGCTGTAAATTAGTATCGTTAGTAAGCATATCTGCTAGATTAGAAAAATCATTTTCCATTTTATTCTCTCCTTATTCTGTGAAAGTTCTCTCTACAGTTACGATAGCCCAACTATCAATAATCTCGCCCTTGGACTTCTTGTTCTTTAGAACATAGCCAGACTTTGTTAGAGAGTAACCTTCAGTATTTTGATTATTCTTATATTCTTCAATTAGGCGAACAGCCTCTTCTTCGTCCTCAACACGAAAAGTATCAACAGTCTTTAGTAGCATCTTCATAATTTTCATTCTCCTTTTTCTCATTTAGTTCTCGTAGATTTTCAATTAGATTTATATAATTAAGCTTTTTAGCTGTTTCTGAAATAGTTCCCATTTTCGCGCGGCCAGATTTACCAAGTTTCTTTGCAAATGCTCTGCGTTGCGCGCGGTTATGGAATTGTAATTGCTCTGCTTTATTTTCAATCGCAGTCGTAGTTTCAGCTTCAATTGACTCTAGATTATCATGCTCTGTAGTTAAGCCAGTAACAAAAATTTCTTCGCTCATAGTAAATCCTCCACTACCGTTTTAATTAAATCATATGCTTTTTCAGTATCTACTTGAATAATGGAGAATACTTTATTATTTTCTCTTTCAATAAGTGGAATATGTATAGTGACATGGCGGTTTAAAACAAATTTTGTGATACGAGAAAAGCAATCATCTATATCTACTTCCTCACTTTCGCTATCTATAGACAACGCATTTGTAAGAGCGTATAAAACATATAATTTATCTTTTTCTTTATATAAAATAACTATATATTTTGAATTACCTTCATATTTAATAATTTCCATTAGCCACCACCGCCTACATTTTTATTATATCCAAATTCTTGGCTTTTAAAGAAATCTATATAATATTTTTCCAATTCATTTAACTGTTCTTTCTCACAATAAATAATTACTTCAATAGTCCAATTCCAAAATCCAGTTTTCCATATCTCATGGTGTACTGCTTGGTCCGCGATTGTTTTTATACCAATTGAACTTTTAAAATGGTCGGCAATTCGTTTTTTAACATTGGTACTTTTACCAATATAGCATTTACCAGTATCAAGATTTGTAATTTTATAAATGCCAGGTTTATCTTCAATGCCAACCCGTTTAAAAGTTCCATCTATATAAGGTTTCACATATTCAGCCCATACAAGTTTATTTATAATATCGGGATGCTGGACTTTTTGAGAAACAGTAGTAATTAAAAAGTTAATATCTTCTTTATATTCATCAGGAACTTGTATTGTATAAAATAGGCGTTCCTGTTGTTCCATTTCATACTGCCGCAAAGGAAGTAATAATCCCTCAAAACGCTCTTGTTGCGCGCGAGTCTCTGCCAAAATACTTTCTTGGCTTTCGCGTGCGGAATCAATCACTTTTTGGACTTCTTGTCTAAATTTATGTTCTTTCTCTAATTCCTCACGCTCAAACTGAATATATTTAGTTTTTAAGTTTTCTTCTTTTTCGCGCCACAATCGTTCAAAATCTGTATCAATTTCTGACTGGCGTGTAAGTTTTTGATTTTCAAAATATAAATCTAAATCTGTAGTTTTTTTATTTAACTCTCGTTTATACTTATTTTGAATTTCAATTATTTTATCATTATATTCGCTTACTAAATCAGTTTGTGTCTTAACATCTTTTATTAATTCATCTTTTTGAAAATGAAGTTTTTCTACTTGATTTTGGGCATCAGAAATTTCTTTTTTATAGATTTCTAATTGTTTATTATCAACAGAAATCTTTTGTCTTAATTTTATACCTAATATAATTATTATAATTACAAGTATTCCTATTATTCCATATAACATCTACATCACAACCACTCCTTTACTTTACAATTAATTATAGCATGTTTTTTTGAAAAAGTCAAGTAATCTACTTAATTGATTAATATTACATAAGCGTGGTAATATCCATCATTTTGTTGTTGATATGGATTAGGAATAGGAGCAAACTTTTTTAGAACGCCATTTGATGAATTGAGCCAAACGCAATATTCTTTTTGATATTTATTTAACAAATAATCTGTAATGGTTTTACTTTCATTAGACATAAAATCTTTATACCAAATTTCAAAAACTGGTTCTTTTCTTTTTCCTTTAAAATATAAAAATTTGTATTGTGTGTAATTTATAGGAAACTGAATAATTTCGCACATAAAATAAATTCCTTTCTTTTTTCTTTATTATATCATAAATTAAAATATTTGTCAAAAAGAAAAGAGCAGGCTTACGCCTGCTCATTTAAATAAATAATTCGTTGATTAGAAGAACCACGAAGTGGTAGAGTAATATCTCGTTTATCTTGTTCGTAACGACCATCAATTAAACAGTCTATATGCTCTAAAATGAAATGGATATATGGGTCATCTTCTTCAAATAATTCTTCAATTGTATAACCGGTCCAGACATAAATAATTAAATCTGGATATGTATCTTTGCAATCGTGAATTAAATCCGCAACAGCGATACGATTTTCTTTGTTTAAAGGCTCTCCACCTAAAATAGACAAACGTCTTTGAACTCCATTCTTATTCATTTTAACAAGAATTTCTTTTATTATATCGCTTGTTAATTCTTCTCCAAAATTAAAATCTTGTGCTTCTGGATTATGACAACCGGGGCAATGGAAGTGGCATCCAGAAAAATATACTGAGAGGGAGATACCGGGCGCGGCCGCGGTATCGTCCCAATAGATTCCAGCAATACGTGCCATTAGTGTATATGCTCCACTCTTGCTTCAGTTTCTTTTTGCTTGCCCCAGTTGAATGCCTTTTTATATGAACCTGTTAAGTAGCCAGTAACTCTGCGTAATTGAGAAATATTATGACTACCGCATTGAGGACATACATCATTCATTTCATCTTGATAACCACAATCTTCACAGCAATCTAATTTTAAATTACAAGCAAAATAAGGGATGTCGTGGTCCATCGCATAATTAACAATGGTTTCAAGGGCTTCAAGATTATTTTTAACTCCTGTTGGAAGTTCAACATAAGTAATACATCCAGCACTAGAATACCCTGTAAGCTGGCTCTCAATATCAATTTTATCAAACACAGAAATGTTATGCCATACTGGAACATGGATACTATTGGTGAAATATTCGTGGTCGCTTACATTTTTAATTTCGCCATATTTCTTTTGAAACTTCTTCATAGCGGTGTAGCAAAGATTTTCCGCAGGAGTATAATATACACCGAAGTTTAACTTATACTCTTTCTTAAATTCGGCACATCTATCTTTGAATAACTGTTCAATACGCTTTGCTAGTTCCATGCCTTTTTCAGTAGTATGATCGCAGCCAATTAAAATTTGAAGTGTTTCCGCTAAACCAAGTTGACCGATTACTATGGTTCCATGCTTTAGCGCAGAACGAATACCTTCTTCTGGATGATAACCCAGCATTGTTCCATTTTCATACATAAACTTCGCGGATGCTGGACTCTGGCCGCAAATCCATTCAAAGCGTTCTAATAGCATATCTTTGGCTTCGTGAATTTTTCTATCTAAAATTTTTAAGAAAATTTCTTCAATCGGATCTTGACAACCATTCTCTACATCTTGTTTTGCTAACATAGCAAGTGTGGGCATAATAATAGTGACAGGACAAATATTACCACGGCCATCTTTGGTTTGAGGATTAGTGCCTTCTTCCGCATTTATATCAGCACCATTCGCTGTTCTACAACCCATAGTTGAAAAATAAGTCTTTGGGTCATTCTTATCATATCCAGCATTACCAGACCAATCAATATTTGCGTAATTAGGATAAATACGTTGTGCTGTTGACTTTAAAGCTAATTGATACATATCATAGTTTGGGTCACCTGGCGCACGGTTAATACCCTTACCAAGCTGGAAAATACCGCAAGGGAAGATAGGAGTTTTATGTAATTTACCTACACCTTTAATAGAACCTTCAAGTAGCGCGCGAATTACCATACGGCCTTCTGGTAGTGTGCAAGTTCCATAGTTAATTGAAGTGAATGGAAGTTGATTGCCGCTACGAGATTGAAGCGTATTGAGATTGTGATACATTCCCTCTACTGCTTGTTGAAGCTCGCGCGTGGTCATTTCCAGAGCATATTTATAAATATCTTCACAATCATCGTATTGAATATATTCATCAATTGGTCGCGGCTCAGTTTCATATTTCCATTCATTCGCAGGAAAAAGATTTTTTCCAATATATTTAATTCCATCATTCCAATGCTTCATAAAACTCTTTCTTACATAAGGTACCATAGTCCAGTCTAAATGAGTCGCGGAAACACCACCAAACTGCATCAATGATTGAAGTTGGAAAATTACTGCTACAAGCTGAAAAGCCGTATTAATAGAATTAGCCGGCCGCACATCAGTCTGTCTAGTATTGAAACCTTCTGCTAATAACTTATCAAAAGGAATAGATAAACAATTGTGCATACCAACAGCATAAGCACTTAAATCATGAATATAAATTTCATTATTTAAATGATTGTTCTTCGCCATTTCTGACATACAGAAATCAAGAGCATACTGCTTCATCATTTCATCTGACGCTTCACCTACACGGCCACCAAATGAATGTTCGTCAACATTAGCATTTTGATTTTGAACATTAGAAGCATTTAGCTTTTCACTGATGGAGCGGATAAATTCATCAGAGCAAGAACGCATTACGCCTCTCTTATAACGATAACGAATGTAGGCCTTTTCTACAAGGCGGTCAAAAGCCGCTAAATCATCTTCAACTAATTCTTGTATATTTTCAACAGTAAGATATTTCCCACTATCAGCGAAGGTTTGATTAGCTACACGCTCAATACTGTCTGCTATAATAGTAAAATATTCTGGGTCCTCACGCGTAGAATCATTATACACTTGAATCCAAGCCTTTCTAATAGCATTTATAATTTTAGATTTATCAAAATCAACTTCTGAACCATTTCTTTTAATAACTCTTATCATTTTCATCTTCCCTCCAAATACCACCGGTGCTAAAATGGAAACCACAATAAGGACAGGTATCATTTGTAATTTCCCAATTATATTTTGCGCTTGCGTGCGGACAATGTTTTTGATTATCAATAATGGCAAGCTTTATTTTTTGTATGGTATCTTTTCGCTCCATAGTGGAAAGAGCCATTCTCAATTCTTTATTAAGTTGTTCACGAGTTTGAATAATATCATCAATCCTCATATTCTCCATCTTCCTCCTTTCATAATCATTTCATGCGATTGCATAAACAAACTTTTTGCAGATGGATAAAATTTTAATAATAACTCTCTTTCATCCATCGCAGGATTTTTTTTCTTTGTATTTATCCTGTCATTAAGCACAATAGAATAATTATCTTTTCGCGTTAAATCCGCCCACCGCTCAATACGAACAGATAAATTTGCTAATGGATTTTTATAGCCTATAAATGGTGGTTCATATAAAATTTTTATTGGTATATCAACACTCCAAAGACAATACAATAAATTCATTTTATATATCATGTCTTTAAAGTATTGAAAATTTGTAGCAAAGTTTCCACCAAGTTGTATATAAACATTAGAATAAGGAGTAATATCGGCCTTTAAATAATTTTTATATTTATTTGTCATATAATACACTTCTTCTAATGGTATATCTAAATCAAATATAATAGTATTTGAACGAGTCATTTTTGGATAATTTCTTATTTCAAAAAATTCGGATAACTTTTTACAAATAATTGGATGTATTCTTACAATAGACGATGGTTTTCTACTGCTAATATCTTCTAATATATCACGCCAATTTGGGTAGAAAAATTCGCGGTCATACATTATTAACCGTTTATTTGACATAATTGGCGGAACTGGTAATTTTTCTTCGCCTGCATAACAACGATAGTAGCTATTATCCAATACATTAGCTATGACTTTTGCCTTTATACCATCATCATATTTTCCTTTAAGATATTCTTTATAGATTGCCGGTCGCGGGATAGTAAAATCTATAATTGAATTTTCAAATGGAATATATTTTCCATTTGTAAAAGCTGTGCCGCCATATTCTACAACGGGCGAGCGCAAGAATTGCTCTGGCACTTTTGGAACTGCGTGCCCTTCACTAAAAAAATAAATCTTTTCATATCCAGATAAATCTTCTTCATCCAAAGACAACAATCTACAAAACCGATTTTCTTCGGTTTTGTAGTAAGTTGCTAATTTCATTATTTCAAGATTAGGAATAATAAATTTGGAGGAAGAAAAATTAGATATATCATAATCAACTAGTCCTATCATTCTTCTACCTCCGCGCGCTCATACTGGAAAGTTAAATTTCCATAATCATCAACATTTATTATTTTTGAAATAATTGGATAGATTGACTGTTTCTTTTTCTTTGGAATAAAGTCGTTTCCGCGACGAATACCTTGAACCATTAATTTTGTCCCGCGCGAGAACCAGCTCTTTTCAATAACATGCTTTTTGCCATCATCGCCGCGCTGGCTTAATTGTTTGTCATAAATCGCATATTGATTCTTATAAACCTTTACATTTACAACACCTGTTGGGGTTAAAAGTGTAACAGTATTGCGATTCTTATCCTTATCAATTACAGTTCCAATTATTTTAAATAATTTATATACTTTTATTTCTTGTCCGTTACTTCCAGGGAAACTATATTCAATTTCTGGTTCTTCTGATAATTTAAAGAAATCATCAAAATCATTCTTCGCTTTTGCCAATTCATGCTCGTGATAATAAAATGAGATACTATCCATTTCCCATTTACTGATATTACCATCTGCATATTTATCAGCGATTTCATCATATAAAGCTTTATTTAACCTTGCCAATGCCTCTTCTTTGTTATCTTTTAAATATTGACGCATTGGCTCCATTGCTTTTTTATATATATTATCCCAAGTTTTTTGTAAAACTCTTGCGCCATCTTCAACAATATCTATGTCAAAATGATTATCAATAAAGTTAATCGCGGCTTCATTTAACTCATAATAAATTCCATCTTTGCAGGTCTTTAGAAACTTATTGAATGAAAATAACTTCGCATAGAATTGCATATCAGTTGGTATCTGATTTTTCGCAATCAACATTGACATATTTTGAAGAGTCAATCTTTGCTTTTTATCCGCAATCATGTCAATATACTTTGCCATGATTTGCTCGCGCGGAATATTTTCAATATTATCAAATGCGCCGGACTTAATTAAATTTATCATTTGAAGTTTATTTACTTTAATTTTCATTAAGAAATCCTTCAATGATTCATATGGTCGCATAGCCATAATTTCATTAATCTTGTCTGTGGAGACGCGAGTGATGCCGCGTAGCCCATAAAGAATAACATTATCTTTTGCAATGGGTGTAAATGTAAAAGAAGACTGGTTGATATCAGGTGGAGATACTTTAATTCCATAATCGCCCATTTTACCAATAATAGAGGCGATGCGTCCATAATCAACGACTTTATTTTTTTTCTTCTTTTTATCTGCCGTTGCTTCAGTTGTCTCTTCATTTGCTTCTTCCCATTCTTCCTCATCAGGCTCTTCTTCATATTCTACACTGTTTTCAGTAAGAATCGCTTGAATTTCATCTTCATCTTCTTCATCAATATCTTCCGCTTGAACGCCACCACTATCTACAATTAAATTAGCTGTATTCCAATACACAATTGGATACCTATATGCCAGATTCATTTCTTGAAGAGCAATAATAGAATAAGCATAAGTATGACTTGCATTAAAACCATATCCGCGGCTTAATGCTATTTGAATGTCCCAAACATAATGACAAAATCTTTTGCTAAGATTCTTTTCCTCTACTCGCTCATAAAATTCTTTTGTTAATTGCTCATATTCTTTTGGATTCTTCTTTGCAATACTTTTACGAAGTCTATCTGCCCACTGCAAGTCCCAGCCGCCGCATTCAGGTAGCTGAACCAATTTCATAAATTGTTCCTGTGTAATTGACAAACCGTCTGAAACATCTAATTGCTCGTGAAGCAATTCTCGCTCTTTATTTGAAAGACCATATTGAATCATTTCAGTTTCCCAATCATTAGGATGCTTACGAAAACGAGCATATTTATCTAGTGGTGCTTCTGCGCCCTTTTCAGAAGCCATTAGACGAATAACAGAATTTAAAGTGGCTAGGTCATCAACATTCTTAGGGTGAGTTAATGAAATGCCGCGGATACCGCTCGCTTTTTCCATTTGAAAAAGGCTAACGATTTTATGCTCGTCTACTAACTTCCACATTTCTTCATCATCACGAAGAATGTTATAAACGCCAAGCGCTTTTTCATAAGTTTCACGCAAAGTAGGATATTGTTTAATATATCCATCTTTAATTAGCAGTTCAAGACAAGTTTGAATTTTATCTGCCGCTTCAACTGATAGAAGGTCCATTTTGATTTCTGAAACATCTTCCAAATCGTGAAGCTCAAACTGAGTAATAACTGTTCCATCGGGTGCGCGCATAAGTGCGCTAGATTCAGTGAAATCCTTATCTTTAAATACTACACCACCAGCGTGAATACCATAACCACAAATTAGGCCTTCAATTTTACTTGCGACTTCCCATAATTTGTCATACTTATTTATTTCTTCAACAAATGTTGGATTTGGTTTAATACCATTTTCTTCATCACCATAATACATTTGATGTAATGTATATGCTTGGCCACGCTCTTGCGTTATTAGAGAAGAAATATACTGGGCATTATCTACATCAATTCCCAAACCACGACATGCAGTAAGAATTGCAGATTTTGATTTCTCTACTTTAAATGTCGCAACATTTGATACTCGGTTCTCGCCATAATATTTTCTTAAATGTTCCAATACTTGTGCGCGCTTAATACCAGAAATGTCTACATCAATATCAAGAACAGACACACGCGCAGGATTAAGGAAACGCCAAGGATACATGGCAGTCTTTTCACGCAGAGCATTAATTTGAATAATGTCTAGCGCGTATAGAAGTAAGAAGCCACCACCAGAACCACGCGCGGGCATAACTAATGTTCCAGCATTCCAACATTCATCAATGATTTTTTGAAGGTTTAAGAAATAGGCAGACCAACGTGCTTTATTTACTTCGCTTGATTCCCATGTCATTTCAAGACATTCGTTTAATGCGTTATACGCTTTATCATTCTGTAAATCTCTATGTCTTTCAATTCCATCCAATACAGCCCATGATAGAATGTTATCAGCATTATATTGAGAATATACAAATTTTTCTAGGGCTGGCATTTGCTTAATGCCCCATAAAATTCTTTCATCTCCAGGGTCATTATAATCTCGCCAAGGTAGATTAGGAATTTCTAGCGGCTTTAGTATTGAGAAATCTTCACATCTATCTTTAATTTCTCTGATATAATAATACGCGGTTTCAATTTCTTCTTTTTCAAGATAAGGAAAGAACGAACGAATTTCTTCATCATCCATCATATAAGTTGTTTCATAGAAACTTCTTACTTCGCGCTCGCCATCTTGTGCGTTAAGAAACGATTCATGGATAAATGAATCTTCTGGCCGCAGATAATGACTATCAGTTGTGATTATATATGGTAGTTTTAATTCTTTCGCTATCTTAATAAGATGCTGATTAACAAAAATTTGCTCTTTATTGTTAGATGGCTGTAATTCAAGATAAAAATTGCCACGACCAAAAATATCTTCTATATATAAACACCAGCTTTTAGCTGTCTTATAAAATTCTTCATCACCAGTATCCATATATCTTAAAAGAAATTTATCAAGTTGTGAACCAAGACATGCTGATGATGCAATCAAATGTCCTTGATTTGGTTTCACAATTTCCTTTAAATCTCTATAATAAGTTGGGCGTCTCCTTAATCTACGACTAATATAAGAACGACGCCACGCGCGAGTAGAAAGTTCACAAATCTGATGATAACCTTCCAAATCACGACAAAGAAGAATAAAGTGGAAATACCTATCTTTATTCTTATCATAATTTGTCGCGTTTAAATCATTCCGTGTAAGATAAATTTCATTACCGCGAATGAGTTTAAAATTTGGATGTTCCTTTTTAATTTTATTATAATATTTTTCAGCTTTAATATAACTTGAAATAGTTTCGTGGTCTGTGATTGCTACGCATTCATGACCTAAATTAATCGCCGTGTCAATTAGAGAATTTACTTTATTAATACAGTCTCGTAAAGTCTCATTGCTATAATCCGTGTGATTATGAAGACTACCTGGGTATTTACTCACACAATCACTTCCTTTATTTATTCTATAATTATTATATCATAAAATTATAGTTTTGTCAAAAGTCATACTTATTTTCATCCTTTAAAAGTTCATAATCATCAATAAACACTTGAATTGATGTGCGGCCAGCGAAAGTATTTAGATTTGCGCGCCCATAAATTGTAAGTTTATCAGTTCTATTATTCATAACAGCGTCAACAAAATCCATATCCTTGAACCTTACATAATCAACACCATTACAAGAAATCTTCATGCTATCTTTATTTGCGCCCATAGCCATAACATTTGAAAGTGTAATATTTTTAATTACAAATTTAATTTCATCTATATGATTACCAAAAAATTCTGGATGGGAGGCTAGCACTGTAAGTAATTCAATATTATTATCGTTAGCGTCAAGTATATAATCTACAGTGTAACATTTTTTAAAATCATCGTCATTAAGAACTTCATTACTATAATTTAATAGCCGTTCATCTAATGTGCTATTAATTCCAAAGCCGGCCGCTGCATCATGGCCTGCCACATAGTTCATTAAATTACTTTCTTCAAGGAATTGTTTAAAACTAGGTAGACCTGCAAAATTTCCACTACTACGAATACTTCCGTTAATTTCGCCCTTATCATTTCGGCGACCAATCATAACTGGCTTATTATATTTATTTACAATAGCCATAGCAACAAGCCCAGTCAGTTCAGGCGGAATATTATCTTCTGGTTCAATTTCTACAAGAATAATATTATTGCTTGCTAGGTCATTTTTTTGGATTTTAAAATCAATAAGGTCAATAGCCTTTTCCTTTAATTTATCTTGACGGGCCTTTGCATTTTTACCTACACGCGCGGTTTGTTCTGCGGCAGTTTCTGTGTCTCCAACTTTTGCTCCGCGCTTTGTACTAGGAAGAACTAAATCAGGTTCTACAAAACAATAGAACATCGCTTCTTTTTCTTTCATAGAGCCAACGCGAGTAAGAGCGTTAATTAGTGGCGCAATATAAAAGGCAATATCAATTGGAGTTAAACCATACCAAGGAAATGTTGCTTTCTCTTTTAAGGAATAAGATTGAGAAGCTAATAGAGTTTGGAAACCTTTATTTTGAATATTTGATAAGCCTTCTAACATCAAATAATTAGTCTCGGCTGTTGTCCTATCCATAACATCTGCAATTTCTCCAAGAGCTACTAAATCCATATATTCTTGTGCTTGATGAATACCAAGAACTTCATCTAATACTTCACAGAATTTATATACTACACCGGCACCGCAAAGCGATTTGTTTTCATAATGCGGTGAAAGCTGATTATTTACAATAATTGTATTTGGAGCTGTTGAGATTACTGGATTGCCATCTGTATCATATAATTGCTCGTGATGGTCAAGCACAAGGCAATCAATTCCTAAATCAGCAAGCCGTTGATGTTCTTCTACATCATAACTAGCAGAATCTGGACAAATGACTAAATCAATATCATTTAATGTTTCTAACCAATCAATTTTATCATCTAGTCCATGCTGTTTATGTTCATGTAAAGTAAAATTTAAATTAGCTTTTGGAAAAATATGTTTAATATAAAGCCATAGAATGGAGGAAGATGTAAATCCGTCACAATCTGAATCTACTATAAACATAATTTTACTATTCTCGCGCAAATGCCTTAGTAGCATATCTGCGGCTAAATCTATATTTTCAAGTCCGTATGGGTCAAGTTCACATTTTGAAGTTGGATATAAAAAATTTTCAATATCTTTGACACCACGGTCTTTAAGAATTTCTTGTAGAGCGTATTCTGGATTTGTTGTATAATAATTTCTTAATCTATATTGCATAATATTACTCCTATTTTACTTTTACTCTTGTTTTATATAAATGTTCAAAAACTTCTTTGCCCTTATCAAACGGAGAATCTTTTTCCTCTAAAACATTATCATAATCCCAAATATAAGAGAAAACAGCTTGATTAGTATATTTACGACACATAGATATTATTCGTTCTTTATACTTACGAGCCTTTTCAGTTCTCCAATCTGTATATTCTTTATCTAATGCTATGATAATTTCATTCGCACCTAAAATATCAGTTAATAAACTAATATGATATTTATTAAAAGTTGAGCCACAACAAGCTACACAATTACTTAAATCTCCATAATAACCATCATCTAGTAATACTGATTTTTCAGCTTCTGCTATAATGGCTTGTTGCCGTCTTTTAATACCATTTTGATGCTCATATATACCATACAAATTAAACTGTAATTGATGAGTATATAATACTTTTCCTATTTGTAGTGGACGATATTTACCATAAAGTTCTGCTTCTTCTTTATTAAAAGTTCGCCCACGAATACCTATTAATCTACCATTTATATCAAAATGAGGAATAACTACTTTATTTTGAGTTAATGAAAATCCTATATGAAATTTATCCATAGCCTCTTTTGTAATACCATCTTGTAGCCAAGAGGGATGATAATAATGGGTAAAGTATGATAATATTTCTTTTGGATATTCATCTAACACTGGAATATTTGTTTTGAATTTATATCTTTCCGAATCTATTATTAAATCATTGGTGCGTTTTTGTGTAGAAACAATTATATGTTTTAAGCATTGTTTGACATAATCTTCTGCTTCTTCTAATGTCACAGGATAATGATTAATCGCCATATATTTTTGATATAATTTAAATATGGACATTGCTTCATTACATTCTGTATAACATCTAAAAATTTTATTATTTTGATACCAATACAACTTCATAGATTCTGCTTCATTGATAGGATTATGACAAATTGTAGGACATACAAGATATTGCTTTTCTTTATTGACCATAATTTGTGTTACTCCAAGACTTTCAAGAAAATTCTTTACATCTTCTAATGTAATAGAATCTATAATATCCTTTTTGGAAGCAATAATAAAATCTAAATCAGTGTCTTGATTTTTTAATGTTTGTATCATGTTAGCACTCCAATTAAATCACGCCAATTACATATCATTTCTTCATTAGTTGTAGAATAAGCTGTAGATTGCCAATCTATTATTTCACCATTAATTGTTGTCATAAATAAATCTAGTCTACGACCTGTACCTAAATGTATATGTGACCATATTCTTACTCCACGATAACGTCCTCGTCGCATTTTATAAATATCTATAATATGAGTTGGTTTATAATCTTCATTTTCTAAATAGTTTGCATCTACTTTTCCTTCACGCGCTTTTTGCCTAAATTTGGGTAATAAATCATTCCAAATATCATCACTCATACGACTCATTACACAACCCATGTCGCATTTATCGGCAACCGCTTTTGAACCACGAATACACGATTCATCTTTAAATTCTCCATCGCCTTCCATACCTTTCGCATTTACTTGTGTAGCAGAAAAAATAAAAACGCCATAATCTTTTGCGATTTGTTTTAATTGATTCGCCATCATCATAAGAATAACATCTTCGCGCAAACCATTTTTCGCAAATTGATTCATCATGCTTGCGGTTGAATGGATGTAGTCAAAAAATACATATTTAACTTTATCTACTGTTGTATATTTTTTAATCGTAGTTTCCACATTGATAAGATTAGGGTCGCTAATTGCTTCAATTAAAAAATATCCTTGATACTTCTGCATAATGGTGCCCGCGTACTTAACCCGTTCTTCTTCGCCAATATCATATTTACCATTTAAAATATGCGCTTCATCTACACCAGATAAGTATGCCAACATAATTGTTTGAATTTCTTCTATATCCATTTCTGTCACGATGAATAATACTTTACGGGGTTGACGCGGTTCATCAAAGTTTAAATCACGAATAAAGGTTCCTTTTTCATGCGACCATCTTTCGGGATATGCTAAACGACAAGCATCAAATACAGAAGTTCTTGATTTACCTGCATTTGTACTTGCAGATTTTAAAAATAAACATCCTTCACGCGCACCTCTACAAGCGTTTGTAAAAATTTCTCCTTCTAAATCTGGACCAGAATCTGGTCTTTCTTTTAATGACTCAATAAGAGAAAAAATATTATTCGCAGGGTCAGTTTTTTCTTTTTTACCATTAATGAAATTATTTTTAATTTCATTAAATTTTCCTTCTACAGAATTAAGAATATCATCTATTGAAGACTGTTCTAGTCGTTTTTTTATCTCATCTTCTTTTAATGGATCTACACTATCTTTATCTTCAATATAAAAATCGCTTATATCATAATGCTGTTTTTGAAGATGATATAATAATGAATATTTTTTTACTCTTGTATAATATAGATCAAAATTTGATGGTTCAGCATATTCATAGGATACATTTAAAAATTCTATGCCACCATTAGAAAAATATTCATTTGCCGCAGCAGTATCTCTATTACTATCAAATTCTTGGTCTATTGAATAAGGCGTCAATGTTTTCGCGCCCGCTTCATACATTTTTTTAATTATAAGAAAGCAGGCTTTCGCCATGGGAGTTTCAATAAAATCACTTACTTCTATATCTGGATATTCCAAAAATAATAAAGTATTATACATTAGGCTGCCAATGATTTGACGATAAGCTGGTCTATCAATCAAATTCATTTAACCACTCCTATTCATTAAAAAAATAATCATCTATATTCCATTCTTTTTGTTGTTTTATATTTTCTCTAATTTTTATTTGTGGGAGATCTTGTTTTTTAGTTCCTTCAATAATAGCATTAATTATTCTATTTTCTTTAAATTCTTTAGCACGTTTATATTGTAGCATTTCTTCTACTAATGGAGGCTTGACTATGCCAAGCACTTTCTCTAATACAACATATCCTTTTACTTTATATGCGTATTCTAAACAATCAATAATTGTTTTATCAGTGTATCCATATGTTTTGTATAATTCTGCTTTTCTTTTATTTATTGTAGACCAAGATATATCTGTTTTATAAAATTCTTTAACTTTAGTATAAAAATATTCTGATTCTTTTATAGCATTTAAACAAGCAGGACAATAACGATGCGGGTTTTTAGAACGCAACGTTACATATTCAACTAAGTCATTTCTTGGAATTTGTTCTCCACATTTATAGCATTTTAATGTTGGCTTCATTGCTTTTCCCTCCTACTATTTAGTATATCACAGATTTGAAAAAAAGTCAATAAAAAAAGACCTATATAGGTCTTTTCTTATTCCATGATTTCTTTCATTTCATCTATGAATAATTCAACAAGGTCACTCTGTGAGGGAACTGCTTGACTAAGTTTAAAGGCTTCTGTGCCAAATACACGCTTGATAATATCTTTAGCGATATTAAAATGCTGTTCCTGTACTTCTTCTGATTCAGCTTCATTAATATAAGTTTGCCAAATCGCCTTAGCTTCTTCCATAATTTCATTAAATGGACGAGCTTTAATCTGCGCGATAACCGTGTGATCAGTTACTTCTGCTCCATCTTTTTCAACAGCTTGGTCAATTGCGTCACCAATCGCATCAACTAGCTCTTGATAACCAAACTTAATCTTTGGCGCCAAGTATTGATAGCGACTACCGGCAAATACTGTTGGTGTAGAACGAGTATATAGATAGCGTTCAGACGTGCCATCGTTGTTCATCTGAACTTGTAAATATCCAATAATATCTACAATACTATTTACAATCTGATAACACTGGTTTGGAAGGTCTGGGGCAACAGCGGTAATTTCATTGCCTTCTTCATCCCGCATCTCAGTTGACTTTTCCTTGCTGTGCGCGATAAATAGAATACCAAAACCAAGAAGTGTAATTTCGCGCCAGCATTCTGAGAACTCATTTCGTAGCATACCCCATCCTTGGCCCCAAGGGACTTCTCTAATAGAATCAACGCTCTCACGCTGACAAATATATTTCTCACAAAGCTGCCAGGCGATAGAGACAGTATCTACTACAATACTATCATACATTTCGCGCGCCTGTGGCTTACGTAACTGTGTTAATACCTTACGGAAATCACTCCAACGAAGAATAGGAACACTACGAATACCAGCCAGAGCATTAGTGCCTTGTTCAAAATTTAGGAACAATGAACGTGGTAGCTGAGAACCAAATGTAGACTTACCAGTCTTTGGCTGTCCATAAATTAAAAGGAACTTACCCTTTAGGTCTCTGGAAATTTTACTTGGCTCAAGAGAGAAAATATCAATATCATTTGCCATATGCTATTCCTCCTTAGAAAATGAGAATAAGGTTTTCACCTTATTCCCAATCATAGGACTTAGCGGCCTTAGCTGGCTCCTTAGCAGCCTTGGGAGCATTGCCTTTCTTGGCATCAATTTGTAGCTGCTCAATCATTGCCTTACGAACATTGAAAGCCTTCTTAATGTCAGTCTTATCGTAAGCGAACTCTTCTTCCTTGGGCTCATCGCTGCCCTTGGTGATAATTAGCTCACGTACTGTGCGAGTTGTTGCTTCAGGCACATCTTCGCCCCAAGAGCTTTCGGTAGCCTTTGGCTTATCCTCAATCGCGGTAACACGAATACGACCACGAACCTCTACAGTGTCATCAATATTCCAGTTACGCTCAATATAATCTGCGGTATCCTGATTCTCTACAATGAAATCAACTACATCAAGCTTACCCTGATACTGAACAATACCGCCCTTGATAATTAGACGACCAGTCTCTTCACCTTCACGGTCAGTTTCAGGCTTCATATCCATAATATAGACATCAATTACGAAAGAAGCAACATCCGCAGAACCACCAGCGTTAATGAAACTGGAATTAATCTGCCAGCCATGGATTAACTGCCCGCTATTACGAGAAACAAAGTTATTCTCACGTAGATTGGCACCAGATACACGCACGGTATCTGCATTATCAATACCAACCATTTGGGCTGTCTTCATTTCAGCTAGATTCTCAATTTGAGTATAGCCAGGATTTAGCTTATCCTGCTTAGTATATTGAGCGGCGAACATACTTACGGGAATTTCACTTGTTTCCTCACGTCCACCGTAAGTCTGGGTTACACGAATTGTTAGATTCGCACGCTTATACTTGCGGCCATCGCTTAGTTTATCATCAACAATAACTGCGTCTAGTAGCTTGCCAACAACATTAATTCTGTTATTTGCTTGTGTCATAATATCTTTACTCATATTTATTTCTCCTTATCTTTTCTTTACATTTATTATATCATATTTTTTATATGTTGTCAAGATAAAACATGGGCGATTCCACGAGGGAATCGCCCTCATTTATTCTATTAGGCGTTCTCCTTGGCAGCCTTAGCAGCAGCGCGCTCAGCAGCCTTACGCTCCTTCTCAGCAGCCTTAGCAGCCTGCTTAGCCTCTTCCTCAGCTACTGGGTCATAGGCTAGACCAGCTTCAGTTAGAGTCTCATGACGAATAGTCTTAACCTTTGCCTTACGAGTCTCGGTAGCGTCCTCAACAACCTTCTCTTCTAGACGCTCAGTAACATAGCCCTTCTTAACTAGGCCATTAATAGAACCGGTAACGGCGGGAATGGAAATACCTAGGGTCTCTGCAATCTCATTCTTAGTAAACTCACGGCCAAAATTTTTCTTTAGAAAGTTTAGTACGAGTTCGGAATTAGGGGTAATCATAATACATCATTCTCCTTTTGATTAAAAATTTAATTTGTTTGTAAGCGGCCAGGAGCTTTCTCCTTTTCCTCTTTACAATCTTATTATAACAGATTTTTCGGTGAAAGTCAAATATTAAATAATTTTTTCTTGCTACATTTTCAAGCTGGTTATTTTCCTTTCCCTTTTCTGTATTTATATTATATTATAAATTTAGAAAAAAGTCAAATTATTCAGAATCTTTTTCATTTGATTTTGTATCTTCCTTAATTTCAAATAAGTGCTCTGCTAATTCTGTAGTTTTAGTAGCATCAGCATTATTAATTTGATCTAATTTGGGAATAATATCAATCTTATATTCTTGCAGGGCCTTCTGCTCATTCTTAATACGAGCATTTAATTGATTGGTAACAATAATCGTGCCTACAAGTAAACGAGCATAGTCAGCTTTATTCAATACTTCATTAGTTCCAAGTTTATCGTGTAAGTCAAGAAAATCATTTCGCATTGTCTCTGCAGTTTGATAACCTTTTTCTTCGTTATTCTTCTTATGCTCTTCCATTACTTGCTCTGCTATATTGGCAGTGCCTTGAGCAATCAAAGTAAATAATTCTACATATCTTTTATCCATATTATTTCTCCATTACATAATCTCTATTTCACTCTCTACTCCTCGCGCGTCAATAATGCGAACTCCACTAGTTACACGATTTTGAACGGGAATAGAATCAACATTTAATAAAACCGCTTTATTATTAGTAGTAATAAATATCTTTTCTTGTGTTTCTGGTACAGCAAATACTGTTGCTAAAGTTTCTGTCTTTAAATCCATTACTTGCGAGCCTTTAATCGCACGACTAGTTGTATTGAAATCTTCTATTTTGGTAATCTTGCCTTTACCAGTAGTAGTAACAGTGAGAAGACCACGATAGCTTATATTTTTTTTGAATAGAGTCGCAGCGCAAATAGTTTCAGTTGCTCCTAATTTAATAGCTTTAACGCCCTTAGTCATTCTTCCAGTAGCAGAAACCTCACCAATTTCATAGAAGTTATAATTGCCAGCACTACTAGTGATAAAAATCTTATCTTCATCACTCATAGAAAGATATACACCTACTAGTCTGTCATCAGTATCTAACTTCATAACAGCGGTGCCTTTCTTTGCTCTAACGTTATATTCACGAGTAGCTGTCTTTTTAATATAACCTTTCTTACTTATGGTTACTAAATTATGATATGCGTTGAAGGAAGTCGTATCTATTAGTAGCAGGACTTTTTCATTATCTTGTAGAACAATCAGTTCATAAACAGAATAGTCCTTCCCATAATCTAAATCAGCCAAAGAAAAATTATACATACGCCCAGCGTTAGTGAATGCGGCAACAACTCCAAGATTGGTTGTATA